CGCTATCTTCAAAGTCAACCCACTGTTTGGGACAAGGGTTTTGTTCCGCGCCTACACCCGAGAAGGTCGAGACAAAACGCATGATGGGTTGGATGTAGGTCTATTCACGCAGAGTTCTGGCAATAACCGTGATGTGATTGCTCTGATGGCAAACGAGATACCTTGTAGCGAATACGCTATAGCTCAGAGCGAGATCGGGCTTTGGTACATCGAAAAGGGCGTGACCTTTGGGTGCCGTGTCAGTGTCCCACCAGAGCAGGGCAGGTTTGTTGGACAGATCACCGTTGGTTGGGACAAAGAACCCAAAGACTTAACCAAAGCAATCAGTATGTTGCAGATTGCAAGCAATATGCTTTCAAGGAGTAAACAGTAATGGCTCAGTTTGAACCAGCTTTTGAGCAAATGATTAGAGACGAGGGTGGCTACGTCCTCCATGAAGTCGCTGGCGACACAGGCGGTATGACCTACGCTGGCATCGCTCGTAACAAGAACCCACAGTGGAACGGTTGGGCGCTTGTGGACAAGAAGGAGTTTGGTGGGTCTTTGACGCCTATGGTGCGAGAGTTCTATCGTGTGGAGTTCTGGGACAAGATGCGTGGCAACGAGATCTCAAACCAAGAGGTCGCCAACTCTATCTTTAACTTTGGGGTAAATGCTGGCATGGGTATGGCTGTAAAGCTTGCCCAATTGGTCGTTGGGGCTACGCCTGACGGTGGAATAGGCGCCAAAACCATCGAAAAGCTCAACCAAGTCACGGATGGACAGCGGTTCAAGGAGTCTTATGCCTTGGCTAAAATTGCCCGTTACGTTGAAATTTGCAACAAAAACCCTGTGCAGGTCAAATTCCTCAAGGGCTGGATTAACCGCACATTGAAAGGTTTAGCATGAGCTTGCTTGCCGTTGGATCAATCATTGAAGCCGTGGGTAAGGTTGCAGGCGACCTGATCACCACTGACAAAGAAAAGATGGAGATGGAGATTGAGCAACGAAAGCTCGATCTTGAAGAGAAGCGCATCGATCAAGCTACAGATCTGGCTCAGATTGACGTCAACAAGATCGAAGCGGCGTCCTCTAGCGTGTTTGTCAGCGGCTGGAGACCTGCTATTGGCTGGATCGGCGTTGCGGCTATGGGTTACCAGTTCCTGCTATATCCGCTGTTTCAATGGATGTGGAAGTACTTGCAAGCTATGGGTTGGGTTCCAGTGGGCATGGATCCTCCCCCAGTGCTCGAAGCTGACCAGCTTTGGGTCATCCTGTCAGGAATCTTGGGAATCGCTGGTATGCGTTCTTTTGAGAAGACTAAGGGTGTGGCAAGCAAGTAACCTTGTCACAAGTTAAAAGGCATACTAAAATGTCTCAACGAATCTACGAGGTGAACGCATGGCGACTGCAAGTGTTATGACCTATGACAGCTTGGTCGAAAACATCCAGTCTTATCTGGAGCGTACTGACACCGCTACGCTGGACAAGATCCCCCTGTTTATCATGCTTGCTGAGCAGGTTATTGCCTCTCAGATCAAGTTCTTGGGTAACTTGACGGTTAACACCAGCAACATGGTGATTGGGACTTCTACGATTGCTAAACCAGCTCGTTGGCACAAAACAGTGTCGATGAACATTACAGTTGGTGGATCGCGCCAGCCAGTCTTGAATCGTCGGTATGAATATCTGCGAGAGTACTGGCCTTCTCCTACGGCGACAGGCACCCCTGTCTACTACGCTGACTACGACTATTCCAATTGGCTCATAGCTCCTACGCCTGACGTAGCCTATGCCTTTGAGGTCTTGTACTACGAGCGTGTTCAGCCTTTGGACAGCTCTAACCAAACAAATTGGTTCACCATCTACGCCCCACAGGCGTTGCTTTACGGTTCCTTGCTTCAGGCTATGCCGTTCCTCAAGAATGACGAGCGCATTCCTATGTGGCAGGGTCAATACAAACTGATCATGGACACGCTTATGGCTGAGGATAAGTTGCGTCTTGCTGATCGCCAAGCGATTGCGAATGACTCATGAGTTACGTAAGCCCCTTCACTGGTGACGTAATACAGCCAACGGACGTCAGTTTCCGTGCGATTACGTTGTCTGCTAACACGCAGTTAAACTGGCCCTCCAACAGCACGACCAGCACTGATTACGCCTCTCGCATCATGCAGGTGACTGCTACTGCGGGTAGCTTAAACCTGTACATGCCACCTGCTGACCAAACTTCGGTTGGTAACGACGCGCTGATCCGCAACATTGGCGCGAACACGTTTACGGTTAAAGACTACGCTGGCACAAATACCATTGTGTCTGTAGCCGCTGGCGAGTCCAAGTACATCTACATCACCACCAATTCAACTTCTCAAGGTACTTGGGGTGTTATTGCTTTTGGCACTGGGACATCTTCTGCTGATGCCGCTACCCTTGCAGGCTACGGATTGGTCGCCAGTGGTGCTACGCTCAACCAGAGCCACCCTAGCGCCGCTATTACAAGCGGTACAACCTTTGCCGCCACTGATCGAGCTCAGACCCGTGTGTGGTCTAGTGGTTCAGGTACAGCCACCCTCCCAGCCGCGGCTACGCTTGGGAACAACTGGTTCACGCTGTTTAAGAACAACGGTACAGGGTCTTTTACGATCTCTTGTACTGGTGCTGAGCTGATTGACGGTAACTCTTCCAAGACGTTCAACCCAACAGAGTCAGCATTTATTGTATGTACAGGTACGGCTTATGTGACCGTTGGTTATGGTGTCAGTAGCCAGTTTACGTTTACTGCACTTACAAAGAACGTGACTGGCGGATCTGTTTTGCTGACAAATAACGAGGCGGCAAACAACATTCAAGAGTACGTGGGTAACCTGACAAGCAACGTGGTGGTGACATTCCCGCCTGTTGTTAACTTGTACGTGATCTCTAATCAGGTGACTGACAACGGTTTTACCTTCACAGTGACAACAGGGTTGGGGTTTACGGCGACCATACCACCGGGGCAACAAGCCACCCTTATCTGCGACGGAACCAACTTCCTTAACGCCAACACCACACAAGCTGGTGCAACTACCGTCAGCTTGGTGGATGGTACTGTTGGAACCCCTGCTCTTAACTTTTCCGCTGAAACAAACACTGGTTTGTATCGCCCTGCGGCTGGTGAATTAGGCATCTCTGTACTCGGTACTAAGCGTGTGGGTGTAACAGCGACTGGGGTCTCGGTAACTGGTTCTGGCACGTTCACCACTGGCATTGCTGGGGGCACGTTTACATGACCAAAAAGGTGTTTGCCCTTGATACGAAGCCGGGGATCCAGCGCGACGGAACCGTCTTTGACAAAGAGTTCTACAACGACGGTCGTTGGGTTCGCTTTCAGCGTGGTCGTCCACGTAAGATGGGTGGGTATCGTGAGATTGTGAACGATCTGGCAGGCCCCTCTCGCGGGATGTACCTCAACCCACAGCAGAACTTTAACAACGTGTTTAGTGGATACTCTGGTGGCTTACAGTTGCTTCCAATCAGCAGTACTGGAACGGGTTCTGGTATCACGGACATGACGCTGTCAAACTTCACAGCAAACGCAGACAACTTGTGGCAGTTTGACACGTTCTATGACGTGAGTGGGTCTGGGAATAATTTGTTGCTTGCGCACCCCGGTCAGAACTTGACCCTCATCGACAACAACATCAACACTCCTGTTTTGGGTGGCGACATCACTGGCACCTCGATGGCGGCTCTTGGCGTGTTCACAAGCTCCGTGTTCTTAAACGCCACCACAACCATGTACCTGTCGACACAGAGCCTTTTGATTGGCGCTGGTCAAACAATCACGGGAACTGGTATTCCTTCTAGCACAACTGTTGTCTCTGCCAACCTACGAGTTCCAGTGTTGAATGCGGTAGCTGTTACAGGTATTGCTGGTCAGTGTTCTTGCACCTCTACAACTGGTCTGTACATTGGTCAGACAGTAGCCGTGTCTGGCACTAACACTGGCACCGCTACAGGTATCACTTCTGGCGTGACGTACTTCATCATCGCTACCAACTATGCGACGACCTTCACGTTGTCTGCGTCTTCTGGTGGTGCGGCAATCACAACGACTGCTGGATCAACGACTGGTTTGGTCTTCACAATGGGTCAGATTCAAGACGTGGTGATCTCCAACGCCGCGACAACCTCTGGTGCTTCTACCATTACTTTTGACAACAACGTATCAGTCTCTGGTGGCGTGGTTACCCTTCACCCCTACGTGTTCGTTTACGGTAATGATGGGTTGATCAGGAACTCTGGGGCAGGTAACGTACAAGATTGGGTCTCAGCGGACGCAAATGAGGTCTCTGTAGCGACTGGAAAGATCGTCCAAGGGCTACCCGTCAGGGGCGGTTCAAACGCGCCTTCTGGGCTGTTTTGGAGCCTTGATAGCCTTATCCGCGTGTCATACATCGGTGGTGCTGGTACGCCCCCTCAGTACTGGCGTTATGACTTGATCTCTTCTCAGTCTTCTATTCTGTCTAGTCAGTCAGTGATTGAGTACGACGGTATCTATTATTGGTGTGGTGTTGACAGGTTCTTGCTCTACAACGGTGTTGTAAAAGAGATCCCTAACGCCATGAACCAAAACTACTTCTTTGACAACCTGAACTACGCCCAGCGCGAGAAGGTTTGGGTCTCAAAGGTTCCTCGTTTTGGTGAGATCTGGTGGTTCTATCCTCGTGGTACAGCTACAGAGTGCACAGACGCAATTGTCTACAACGTGCGTGAGAATACTTGGTACGACGCAGGTCAAGCCTTGGGTGCTCAGCGTTCTGCTGGTTACTTCTCTCAGGTCTTCCCATTTCCAATTTCCGCTGACTGGAATATCAACGCTTCAGGCGGTATTTTGACCGCGACAATCACAAACGCTGGATCCGCCTACACCAACGGAACTTATAACAACACCCCTCTAACTGGTGGTTCAGGAACGGGCGCTACAGCCAATATTACCGTTGCAGGTAATGTTGTGACTGCCGTGGTGATCAATGGTCATGGGGTCAATTACGCAGTCGGTAATACCCTGTCAGCATCAATTGCAGGTGGTGCTGGGTTTGTTCTGACTGTCAGCACATTGATGAACTTTGTGTCTTTGTACCAAAACGAGATTGGTACAGACAAGGTCAGTGGTGCTCTATCGGTTGCGATTGAGTCCTATTTTGAAACCAATGACTTGGGGTTGGTCTCTGGAGGCCCTTCTCAACCTTCCCCTGTCGGCGAGAACAAGTGGTTACGATTGGAGCGTGTTGAGCCTGACTTTATTCAAAGTGGTGACATGGAGCTGTACGTGACTGGACGACCATTTGCTCAGTCTCAAGACGTAACATCTTCTGCGTACACGTTTACGCCCACGACAGGCAAGGTTGACATGCGTGAACAGCGTCGTGAGTTGAGGTTGAAGTTTGTGTCTAACGTGACTGGTGGGAATTACCAAGTTGGTAAGATCATCCTAGACGCTGACTTCGGTGATGTGAGACCTTACTGATGGCAACCATACTCAACACCAATCCAGTCTACGATCCAAGGTATCACACCTTTGAGTCGTGGGCTTCGCTCATGTGCGAACAGTACGCCGCACAGCAGTTGGCTATTCCAGATGCGAACACGGATTGGAAAGAGTGGGCGGCTGGTCTTAAAGCTATCGATGTGTTTACGAATGAGGGCATCCCCGGCCCCTCCATCTACGACGACTGGCAAGAATGGGCTGAAGCTCTTGTCAACTCTGTTAACCCAGCGGTGAATTGACATGCCAGTATCAAATGCAGACATTCTTGGTTGGTTAAATGAAAACCCCGGTGCGGATGACACCTTAATCGCTACCACCATGCGCGAAGCTGGTGTAACACCAGAGCAAATGGCTCAAGCCACTGGCTTGAATTATGGCGACGTCGCACAAAGGTATCAAACAGCACTTGCCCCTACCTATACAAACACAGATGAGCAGGGCAGTCCAATTTATGCAAACGTCGCGCCACCTGTTGTTAACGCTCCCAGTGCACTTCCAACCGTAGCCGCTCCTGCAAATACAGGTGCAGATACTGGCGCACTAGCGCAAGCTACTACTAATAATACAAGCGCCATGTCTCCCGATGCCGCACGAGCATTGGTCGATGCTCGATACGCCACAATTGGGCGCACGGGTGTTGGTACAGGTGCAAATCAAATTGATATAGAAGGTCGTGACGCATGGGTTGGCGCTTTAGTAAGGGGTGAACTCAACCCCGCAGACCTTAACACTCGTTTTAGTACCGCTGTTACTGACTACATGGCGCAGAACCCCGCCGATCAGTACACCAATTACGTTAAAAACTATTTGGGTAATCAATCAGGCGCAACTGGCGCCCTTACTCAAGCTAACACTAATTTAACGACTAATAATGCAAAAAGCGTTGCAACAGACACAACCACAGACACAGCAAATCCTCTAGTTAAACTGTATCAAGATACATTAGGTAGAACACCATCTCAAGCTGAAATTGATAGTTGGAATTTTGGTAAAACTATTGATGCACGAGAACTCGATACTTTTCTTGGCGCGGCGCGGAATGAAGCTGTTACTACCATGCCCACAGCAGGTTTAGTAAATAAACTAGCTAATCAGATCCTTGCTCAAGGAAAAACGCAATATTGGGGCGGTGAAGGTTACGGTTCTGCTGAAAAAAATGCTTATGACATGGCGGTGCTGTTGGCGGGGCAAGGTTTTACTGACATCAATGATCTTGGTAAAGTTACAAAGTACGAGCCTGTACAAGAACTTTATAAAACTTACAACGGGCAACAAGTTATTACCCAAACTGATGAAGAAGGTAAAACTGTTAACTATGTTCGCCAACCAACAGGAGAATATCAGTACGACTATGAAACTGGAGAAAATAGACCTGTACTCAAAACTGTTTTTGTTCCTCCTGATGCAAAGCTTGGGTCTGTTTATGGGCAATATGACGGCTACGATACTGTTACTCCAGTTGACCCATCAAAAGTAACCATCAAAGATGGAAAGGCAGTTGTTGCGGCTGGCGAAACTTTTGGTAACGTAAAAACTGGTGAAACAATAAATTCATATTACGACAAAGCTTCCCAGAACGGCCCCGATATTTGGGGCGGTACTTTTGCTGGGGAGGGTTCTACTGCGTATGGCGTTAAGTTTGACGCTTCTGGTAAACCTGTTTTTTATTCCAAATATGGCGGCTCATCTAACGATTTGGTTAATCTGGTTGCAGATAATCCTATTCTCGGCGCAGTCGCTAATTACGCCGCTTTTCAATTTGGAGGCCCCGCTGGCGTAGCCATGCTTCAAGCCGCTATGGGCAAGAGTGTTGAGGACATTGCTAAAAGTACATTGCTTGCATACGTTGGCGGAGAGATTGCTGGAAATGTCTCTGGGTCTACAGAACTAATTAACACTGTCGGCACTGAAGCCGCAAATGTCATTGGTAGAAGCGTAGGAAAATTTGTATCTAGCGAGGGCAAAGCTGACATTCTTACATCATTGGCTGGCGGCGCAATTGATGTTGGTATAGGACAAATCACTGACAACATCGAAGGCTTTAGCAATCTAACAAAAGGCGAACAAGATTTTACAAGAAGTGTTATTTCAACCACCATTAAAAACGGTGGAGATCTATCTCTAACAGATTTGGTTGATGCCGCTTTGACTGCTGGAACCGCCGCTACAAAAGCCGCCAAAACAGGCACTATTGCCGATGCAATTCAAGCCGACAAAACCGTAAATGACGCTGTAACTGCTGAGCTTAATAATCAACTAACCATTGACGCCTCTGGCGCTATGGATCTTAATGCCGCCGCTAAATTTGCGGAGGACAGCGGTTACAACAAGTTCACGTTTGACGGCAAGACCTACACGCTTGACAACAACAATGCCGCCAACACGATTGCCCAGCTAGAGTCTGACGCACTTACAGCAAACACCGCCGCCAATTTAAAGGGTGGTGAGTTTGAGGGTGTAGATGCGGCAGTAGCGGCAAACACCGCAAGGAACAACACAGTTATTGGCAACGCAGAAGCAGACAATATTGAAGAGGCGGCTTATCTAGCTAAACAGCGCAACCCAACAGGTACAACCTTTACATTTGATGGCAAGACATACACATTGGGTGCGTCAAATACGGCTGTAACTCAGGCGCTCAATGAAACCCAAAAAACCGCAGTCTTAGACGACATCAAAAACGCCAAGACATTTAACGAAGCTTTTGCTACGGCAAGAGCTGGCTTGGGTGCTGGACAAACCTTTACATGGCAGGGTAAGGAGTACTCAACTGCTACAGCCGCTGAACGCCCAGACTTGGCTGGCCCCACCATCGATCAGTTGAACAAAGCAAATTTGGCAACAGTAACGGATGCATCTAAGACTGTCGCCGCTCAAAGCGATACAGCCGCACGAGCTACTGCCGCAGAAGAACTTGCCAAGCAACAAGCCGCTCAAAAAACCGCAATAGCGTCTATGGAAAAGACGGGTGTTTTTGACACTATGGTTAATGCCGTTCAAAATCAAATGAAGTTGAGCAGTGCCGCGGCTAACGACTACTTGAAGAACAACCCAAACAGCCCCATCACAAACAGTGTGAGCACGGCATACGAAGCCGCTGGCAACTTAGAAAAGAATGTTGCAGGTGGCATAGCTTTGTTGACAAACAACAAGCCCCTCGCAGACGCTTTTGTAAAGAGTGGCAATGATTTGACTAAAGTTGGTCAAAGCATTGGCAATGGTGTGGTGGATACCAAAAATTGGAATGAAACAACATCGCTGATTCAGAACGCAAAAGGCTGGGAAAAGATAGGCATCTTGGCTGGTCGCATCATGGACGGCAACAGTGGCTTGGGTCGTCAGGTTGAGGTGGAGCTGAGGCAAGAGTTGCCCGGTCTCTTCCTCGGCGGGGGTAGCGTCAAAGGCATCTTGGTTGCCACGGGCGCTATGGACGTTGGTGAGACCACTGGTAACGCCGCCCTAGAAACTTATGACGAATCTATCAAGGCTGGTAAAACCCATGCAGACGCCTTGTCAGACGCCCGAAAAGCTGGCGCCGCCGCTGGTATGGCGGAAGCCGCTGTTCAGTTAACACTAGGCAAGGTTGCTGACGTTGTTGTTGGCAAAATTGGAAATATTGGCGCTAAAGCTGGATCTAAGATTGTCGGTGAGACAGTAGTTGAAGGTGGTCAAGAGGGCGGGTCATCCCTTGCTGTCAATTTAGCTCTTGGACAAGAAGCAGATGTAAACAAAGCGCTAACACAAACCGTGCTCGGTGGAGCTGTTGGTAAGGGTACTGCTGTTGCAACTTCACCTAGTGACATTGCCACAACCACAACAATCAACAACAACATTACAGCCGCCGTTACTTCTGGTAATGCGGCAAGCGTAAACACAGCGATTACAAACTCTGTTCAGACTTCACTGTCTGGTGGCTCAAGCGTTGAGATTGCTGTTGGTGCTACCGTTAACTCAGCCATTACCAACGGTGCTGATACAGGCACGTCTATCACAGCCGCCGTATCTTCTGCCGTTGAAAGCGGTGCTGATGTAAATCAGACAGTCACGGCGTCTATTGACTCAGCCATTACCGCTGGTGCTAACACAACCACAGCGATCAATTCGACTGTCAGCTCAGCAATTACAAGCGGTGCGGATGTATCAAAGACTGTATCCAGCTCAATTACGGCGGCTACAAGTGCTGGCGTAAATGCCAACACAGCAATAACAACTACCGTAGATTCTGCTGTAACAACCGCGCTGAGCAGTAATGTTAATGCCGCCACAGCGATTGAAACATCTGTAACTGCGGCAATCAACGCGGCTGTAAACGCCAACGTAAATGCCAATACAAATGCAAGCGTAAATGCTAACGTCAACGCCGCAGTCAATGCGGCTGTGAACGCGGCTGTGAATGCTGGTGTGGACACCAATACTGCTATTAATGCCGCAGTAAACGCCGCAGTAAACGCCAACGTCAATACGAACATCAACACAAACATCAACATCAACATTGATCAGCTTAAAAAGTCTGCAACTGAAACAGCAACTTCAGCCGTAGAAAAAGCTGACCTGATCAGCACGATCAATGACTTGATCTCTGGCACACCAACAGCTACACCAGTCACACCAACAACCCCCAAGACGTCCACCAAGAAGAAGGCGGTTTTAAGCGCTGGTTTGCTAGGCGGAGCGGTTATGGCTGGTGAAATGGATCGCCTTCCCCCACAGATGCTTAAGGCGTACATGACTCAGGATAAGTTCGTGGATCCGCTTGCCAAGCTTCAGGCTTTGCAAGAAGGCATGAATACTGAGAAAATGCCAGCATTACCTCAAGTTAATACACAGGAACCAGATATGCCAGATCAAGGCAATTGGAAATACGGCACAGCCCCAGACGACTTAGACACGTTGTTTGGCGAAAAGTCTGAAGAGGAAGAGGGATCCCTAGGCTTTGCGGCTGGTGGCTACGTCGCCCCCCTTCAGATGGCTTCTGGTGGCGCTATGCCCCTACCCCTGCTGGTTAAGTCTGGTGGCGCCTTGGGAGCTCTCCCTCGCGGAGACGGTCGTTTAGACTACCGCCACGGCGCCCATGTGGCTGGCGAGGGCGATGGGCAGTCTGACGACATCAAAGCCATGCTGGCTGACGGTGAGTTTGTGTTCCCTGCGGACGTAGTTTCTGCGCTAGGAAATGGCTCAACCAAGGCTGGTTCAGATAAACTATACGAAATGATGCACTCTATACGCGCCAGAGCTAGGTCTAAGAAGCCAAAAGACCTACCACCGCCAGCATTAAAATCACCACTTGACTACCTAAAGAAACAGGTAAGGAGCAAATAAATGGCAAGCTTATTCCAAGGTGAAGCGCCACCAAATGTAACAACCACCCGCGAAACGGCGGCTGTAGCTCCTCAGTACCTGACGGACTACCTGACGCAACTTGCACAGCAAGGTCAGCAGGCTTTGGGTACAAAAGATCCAGTAACTGGCGCATACACGGCTCCTACGTACGACGTAATGAAAAAGGCTGGTGAGCCTTACGTTGCGCCGTTAAGTACATTGCAGACAGGCGCGGCTACAGCCGCTCCTACCGACCTTTATCGCTATCAGGATCCAATGGATTTGGCGTACTCAACGGGTCAAGAAGCTACGGGCGTTAGCCCAACTGACATCTCTAAGTTTTATAACCCTTACGAAGCCGCCGTAGTCGGTGGTATGGGGGCACAAAGCGCGACGAATGTCCAACGTAACCTTATGCCCCAGTTAAAGGCTGGCTTTGTAGGTTCTGGCGCTTTGGGTAGCTCACGCTATGCCAACGCCATGGGTCAGACCATGGGTGATGTGAACACCACCCTTTTGCAAGAGCAAAACAAAGCTCGCTCTGCTGGTTATCAGTCAGCCCTAGACGCCGCCTTGCGTGAGATGAGTGGTCAGACACAAAGCACCCAAGCTTTGGGCACTTTAGGTGCTCAAGAACAGCAAGCCGCTACGACTGGTCTGAAGACTCAGGCGGACATCGGCGCTATTGAGCAAGCCCAGAACCAAGCTTTAATCAACGCACCAACCACCATGGCTGGTAACGTAGCGCAGATCCTACGTGGTTATACGTACCCAACGGTTACGACTGAGAAGACGGAAGGCCCCGCCTCCTCCTACGGCCCCTCCATCCTGTCACAGATTGGTGGCTTGGGTTCATTGGTTGCGGCTGGAACGAACAAAGATCAAACTGGTCTTTTAGACAAAGCGTTTAAGTATGTTGGTGGATTATTGCCTGATTAAAGGTTAAAAATTATGGCACAAGCATCAGCTCCAATTTCCCTAGGTTACGGTACTCCTTCTTGGACTGAGTACGAAGCCGCCCAAAAAGAGGCTAGAGACATCCTTGCACAGCGAAACAATCGCTTGCTTGATCCTGTAGCTTTAGCCGCCGCACAAGGTTTCTTTGCGCCCACAAAGACTGGGGCTTTTGGTGAATCTTTAGGTAACGTAGCCGCCTCGTTAGGCCCTGCCCAAGCCGCTGAAGAAAAGCGCACCATGGACATGGCTAAGATGCGCATGGAGTTGGCTCAGCAAGGTTTACAAACAACCATTCAAGCCCAAAACGCCGAGCAAGATCAAGCGGCGTTTAATGCCAAAGCCTACAAAGCCCCAACAGCACAGCCTGCGCCCCCTGCGGCTGGTATGCCACCACCTGTTGCACTGCCTGCGGCTTCCGCTCCTGCTCCAGCTACCGCGCCTCAGCCACCTGCTGGCGCTTTGGCTCAAGCCGTTCCGCCCCCTGCCACAACTGCTGTTGCTACGCCTGCCCCATTGGCTCAAGCCGCACAGCCTGCGGCTCAGCCAGCCGTACAACCCTCTGGTCAGCAGTTATTCCCTGCCCAACCTACTACGTGGGATGCTGAAGAGACTGAGTTAGCCAGCAGACTGAGACGTGCTGGTAAGCCTATGGGTGAGATCATGAAAGAGATTGACGAGATGCGTCGCAAGAACATCATTGTCAACGAGCGAGGCGCAACCAACATCAAGACTGGTCAAGTGTTTGCTCCCGTTGATCCCACGCCTACTGAGGTCAGGATTCCTGACAAGGGCGTCTTTACCACAACTAAAACATTGGCTTCTCGTTTAGCCAACGCACAGGCAAACAACAATCCTGAAGAGTATTACAAAGTTGCGGATCTGATTACGCAGGGAATGAAACGTCCCCCTGTCGCTAACGCTCCAACACCTGCTAATGCTACGCCTACTGGAGCCGCTCCTGCTAACGCCCCCGTTCAAAGCGGTATGTTGACCAAAGAACAGGAAGAAGCCCAAGCCGCTCGTAAAAAGGAAATGGCATCAGGCGAGGCTAAGAGTGAAGTTGAGCGTCGCAAGACTTTACCTGACGACATCAAACGCTACGACTCATTAGCGCGTTCTGCTGATTCTTTGTACGAGATTGTGGACAAGAACCCCAAAGGCTTTGGCACGTTTGACAAAGCTGGTGTATTGCCAGCCATTGGTACATTGGTGCGTGATGGCATTCGCGCCAACAGGGTCAATGTTGACATGGGCGGCTTTGAGGATGCCTTCCGAGCCGCAAACCCAAGGATCAAAGACTCTGACATCAACGCTGTTCGCTTAGGTGCCGCTGAGCAGGCCAACATTGAGTTGAACTACGCAAACATGTTCCTGAAGGGGACTGGCCCTATCACCGAAGGCGAGCGAGCAATTGTTCGTCGTGCTGGCGCTGGTAATGTCTCTATGAGTCCAGAGGTTCTTAAGCTCCGAGCTCAAGCTGTTAGCAAGCGCGCAACCTTTGAGCGTGATGACTTGAACGCCTATCGCGAGTTCATTGTCAAGAACCCTGACAGCACCTACTTGAGCTACATGGACACACCTAAGTACAAGTCTTTGTATGACACTTACGACAAAGACATGCGTAAGATAGCTGGCATAACATCTACAAAACAACAAAAAGGTAAGCCTGATCTTAAGGCGGCTGGTGCAAACGTAGACAAACAAACGGATTGAATATGGCTGACCTCAAACTCAATTTTCCAAAAAAGCTTGACAAAGAACAGCTTAATCAAGCCGAGAAGGTTGCTAAAAGAGCCGTCGCCATAGGCGTCGATCCAGCCCTTGCTGTTGCTACCGCCTACCAAGAAAGCAGACTTCGCCCTAACACGCCCGACAGTGAAAAGGGCGCAATTGGTTTGATGCAGGTTTTAATTCCAACTGGTAAGGCTTACGGTTACTCTGAAGCTGATTTGCGCGACCCAGAGAAGAACCTTGATGCTGGTCTTAAAAACCTCAAAGAAGCGTTGGCGTACACAAACAACAACCCTAAACTGGCGGCGGTGTACTACCACAGCGGCCCTGACGCTATAGCAGATCTTGCCGCCGACAAGCCGATGGGGCCAAAAACTAAACAGTACGTTCAAGACTTAAAAAGTTTTGGTACGTTTGAGTTGTTTAACCCTAACACCCAAGCTCCCGCTGAAGCTCCTTCTGAGGGCGCTCCAAAGCCTGCCGTACAAGTTAACGAGCCAACGCCAGAACAGCTTGCACAGATGAAGCTTGACCAAGAAATGATCGAGGCTCGTGAGACTGCGGCTGAACAGAAACCCTTTGGCGCTGTGGTAGGTGCTAGTGCTGGTTTGGGCGGAGCTGTGGCTAAAGATGCAATTGATGCTAGACGAGGACTTGGTCGTGTTACGCAAAGCCTTGGTCAAATAGCTCAGCAATTAGGTCAGCAACCCCCTCAAACGCCCCCTACAGGCGCTCCAACGGTTGGTGGTGCACCTACCCCTCCACAAAGAGGCGGATTGCCTTCTGGAGCGGATCCTCAGACAACACGTATCCTTCAGGGTACAACTGGCGACTTGGGGACTACGGGTCGTGCGCGTCAGACTGGCTACAACGTTGAGACTTCTCAGCAGGCGGCGGCTAAGGCTGAGGCTGAAAGAATTGCACAACTGTTGCGTCAGACGGGTCAAGTTACCCAAGAGGCGCCGCAGTTCTTTGCACAGCAACCGGGGATGACCTCCACGCCCAGCGGCGTTTTGGCTCCTCGCTCTGACCTACCTCGATACCTCGGCCCCCGCGGCCCTCAAGGCGAAGTTGGTGGTGCTAAGCCTCCAGTCCCTGTTGTTCCAAAGATGTCAGGCTTAGACGCTACAAAAGACTTGTTTGTCAGCATGATGAAGTCTGCCAGCAACGCCGCCCCCACCTTTGGTGAACTTAAGGGCATGGCAAACACCGCCAGCCGAACCTTGGGCAAACTGCCATACATCAGCGGCCCTTTAGCTGGCTTGTCAATCGGCATGGAAGTTCCCGAGCTTGACTACGGCATGAGGGTTTCTCAACCTGATTACACCGACCTTGGTTTGACTGGTGCAGGCGTATTAGGCACAGTTGGGTCATTCATCCCGCCCTTAGCGCCGTTGGCTATTCCTTTGTCTATTGGGGCGCCAATGATCCGCGACCTGCGACGTAGAAAGCAAGACATTGAGCGCAATCCTGCTGAGTATCGCGACACCATTATGAGGTCTTTGTCCGACACAGACCCAATGGGCAACCCCATGCCATAATTCTCCTCACAAGTGTCTTTTAAGCAGTTGCCACTTGTTTCAGCCCCCCTCATACGGGGGCTTTTTTTATGCGTTGCCAGCAGGTGTACAGAGCATAAATAGGACTTGCTTGCGATCCTGCTCTACGTCATCCATGGCAACGTCATACCCATGCTCGAGAACCAACGAAAACAGCTTGGCTTTGTAAGCCTGTTCAGACTTACAGCCCTTGTCAAAGCACTTGGTGAACCGTTCTATGGCTTCCCAGTCAGCTTGAAGTTCGCCTTTTTCGTCAATTTTCATCAAGATCATGTTCAAAGCGCTTGGAGTCCACGAGGTCGTCAAACTCGTGGCATTCCCTGCGATCTCGTGGGTCGGTGTCCCATTCTAACTTTTTAGCAAAGTCTCGTACAGCATAGTACCTTTGGGAGTCCTCAGACCAACCCTTGATGGCATCGAGGAAGGATGGGAGCTGGGAAGGCTTCCACCCCTCACCAAAGAGCTCGGTGACGAAGTCCTTGGGCGTCATAGGTTCTCGCGGTACTCACCAAGGGCACGAGCTACGTTGGTATTCAGCGAGTTCACGAACTTGATGCACATGTCGCGTTCGGTCTTCACGATAGCAGGCATAGCCGCCATGATGAAGCCGTCAGCCAGCTTCTCAAGGTCTTCCTCGAGGAAGTTGTAGGTCTCCTCAAGGTAGATCTTGCGGAAGGCTTCTTTGATTTGATTAGGGTCAAGGTAGGGGTTCATACAATTCCAAGCCAGATGGCGGTTCCGTGGATCCAAGCGATGGGGAACAGGATCGCGCCAGCAATCAAGAAGCCCCAAGAAGCGGTTTTAAGGCAGACCACAATGTGTGTGATCCAAGATGCGAGCACCCATGCGATCAGAATGAAGGGTAGTAGTTCGTCCATGTTTTTCCTTATTTAATCCGAATTCCGTGAACACAGTTGGTGTACTTGTCGCTTTTGTAGTTGAAAGAACCAGCACCATATTTTTTGTAGAACCAGTTGCTGACGCTTCGCACCGTGGTGTGCATGTCGTACTCACCACAGGGGACGGTAAACCCGTCGCCAACCTGCACCAAGTTTAGGTAGGGGTCAACGTAAGACTTCATCTCGCCTTGTTTGTGTTTTCTGGTCACTACTTCTTTTGCAACAGTCAGCTCACCATACTTCTCGCCCTCTGGGGTGATGATGGCAAACTGACATTTGAGCGCTGTGAGCGCATTGATTGCACGTTTAAAAGCTACTTCCTGCATGTGTTCCATGTTGTCCTCACTTGTGTTTGTTTTTGGCTTGCCAGTACTTGAGGAGGTGGTAGAACATCTCCTCGCCGCGTTCAAGGTCTTCTTCAGACCATTCTTTGGTGACCACGAGCCCCGGCTCCGTGACCGAGACAAACACATTCGCACACCGCGCTTGCGGCAGGTTTAAGCCAAGCCTGTAGGCGGCTAATTGCATCAGGTGCTCGTCATACGCATCGACCTTGGCTGGGTCTGTGAACTCCTTTGTTTTGAAGTCGATCACAACCCCATCCCCGTCAAACGTGCACAGGTCTAGCTTTCCACCAAACCCTAGCTCGCAGGCGAAGGACTTCTCAGACACCCACGTAGGCTCGCCAAAGAGCTTCTTGACCTCTTCACCCACGCCCATTTGATACTCGATCATTGGGGAAACCATCACGCCTTCGTACCACTGCTCAAGCGCTGTGTGTACCTCTGTACCCCTCTGAGCGGCGGCACGAGCGTGTTCCTTTGAGTCTTTGATGACTCGTTGGACGTACAGGTCTTCTGCCTCGTCTGGCGCCCTTGGCAGGGTCATAGACGCGAGCATCATTTGGTTGAGTTTCCACGCCTCGAGACCGGGTTTCGCGGCACAGCCAATGATCGTCGTGACCGACGGTACTAGGTTCAGCTTACGTGCGTCTGCTAGTGTTGTGTTGCGTGGGTTGCCGTTCTTGGCTTCCACGGTGTACTTTGGCGCACCTTCACGGGTGTACCAATGTGAGCTCTCGCTCGCCCTTACTGTAATCTCAGCCATGCCAATCCCTCTTTTGTTAATGTCCAAACAATTGCGTTGCTACCAGAGGGGGTCTTACGTTTGACGGTAAGCCCTTCCTCGTCCTTGAGCCGCTCAATAAACCCAGCGTCTTGGCAGTCTTTCCTGCGCTTGCCAATGCTGTTTTGCTGTAGTCCTGTGACGTCAGCCAGCTCAAAGTCGGTCATTGCACCGTACCTGAGCAGAGCCTCCATCGCCATGACTCGGTGCGCCGAAGCGCTGAAGCTCGCCCTATGAGCGGCTTCGTGTGAAGTCACTGGATCTGTCCTCCTAGCAAGTGGTTCGCTGAAGAGGTCGCGGGTATGAGTGTCTTCAAATGTCTTCATGATCAGAAGGGCAGGTCGTCTTCCATGTCATCAAAGCCACTAGAAGGGGCTTTAACGGGCTTTTGAGCGCTTTTATTGCCTTGGAGAGCCTGCCACTCAGGGGAAGCCTCAATCATCGCCTTGAGCCCTTTACCAAAGGTGTCGTACAGCTCGTAGTCAGGCTCAGCCAAACGGAACACTTGGTTAGGGTTGATGGCTGGGGGTAGACCAGCGGACTTGATCACCGAAGGAACAGGGGCAACGCCTTTGACGTTTGAGTACATCTTGCCGTTTTTGCCGGGGCGCGGGATCACCGTCAACATGCACCACGCACCAAGGATCGTAGAGATGTCAAACCGACGCATCTCCGCCTCTGTGAAGGGCTTGTTACGCCAGTTCTGTAGGTCGATCCGAAGGTTAGCCTTCTCTGACCAACTCAACGTGTAGTTCTTGAAGATCGCTAGGGGGTCGCCACGCTCTGTGACCAGCTCTTCGCCTTCGTCATCTTTGCCATGGAGCTCCCAACCGAGCATGATCTTGCGCTGGTGCTTCTCTTGACCCTCGTACTCAGAACGCTGGGTTCCCAAGTCAATAATGCGATAGCAACGAGCAAGGTGAAGACCTGCGGGTACTGCTTTGAAGTCGCCAATCGGCGCTGTGTTTTCTACGATAAAACTCATGATTTTTCCTTAAAGATTTCGTTAAATTTGCTAGTAAATTGGTTGATAAATTCAATTGCTTTTGGGTCTGTTTTGAGTGCTTCCTCGAGTAAATATTGTGTGTATTCCTGCTGTAACACAGGGTCGTTTTTCCATTGTTCGTATTCTTGATTTGTTGCCATGGTAATCCTCACTCTGAGCCTCCAAAGAAAAAAGCCATGCCTACGTTGTCAGGAAGCTTTACGCCTCCGTTGTAGATGTGGTTGATGTCAATGTTGGTGTTCATACCATCAGCAACGCCTAGGTAGTAGTGAAGCTGTTCTGTGTGCCAATCAAGCACCATCAGGATGCCGATGCGACCTTTGCTGGTGTCAAGCCAGATTACGTCTTGTAAATTCATTAGGGTCTCCAAATAAAAAGGTCAAGGGCAAGGATCAGTGCCCCGATGAAGAACAGGATCACGTTCAGGCGCATAGCCTTAAATTCTTCGTCGCTCATGCTTGCTCCTTGTTAGGCCACTCAGCCCAAATAATTGGACGACCAATCAAATGTTCTTTTTCCATTGTGATGGTCACAAACTCCAACGGAGAAACCTTTGCTGGTTTAGTTTCATTGTCCCAATGAGCAAACAACAACTCAGCAAAATGAAAGCATTGGTCTTGAATCTCTTCTTCCACTTTTTTTTGCCATACGTTTTTTGTTGGGCCAAGGCTTATCAACTCAGCCTTCTCAGCAAGTTTTAAAATTTCATTGCGGTTCATGTCAAACCTCCCACACGATCAGCACTGCGTACAGCGCAATCAAGAAGAGGGCATAGGCAATCCAGCCAGCAATGCGGCGCTGAGAGAACTCAGGCTCAATGCCAAGCAATGCCATTTGCAGAAGCTCTGCATCAGCACTCATGTAATTGCGTTGGGGAGGGGTGTAGTTGCACCCAATTTGAAGACCAGACTTGGTCGTGTAGGGAAGTTGCTTTTCCAATTGATTCTCCTTAACCGCCGTATCGGCGTACACGAATCTTAACACCGAATTAAAAACCAACACAATACATTCCCGAGTGAAACGTAGGGGTATCTTTAATTTAAAGTTAATGTATACTTGCCGCCAAGGAAGAACAATGATGACATTGCAAGAGTACTTTTCGACGGAGCCGTTGGGCGCAAGAGGTGAGATGGCAGAGTATCTGGGCATCAGCCTGACATGGATGTCTCTGCTCATTCATGAGCGTAGAACTGCATCAGCCGCGTTGGCGGTTAAGATTGAAAAAGCAACACAAGGTTTGGTCACAAGAAAAGACTTGCGTCCAGATCTGTTTTTCGTGTAGAGTTTGAAGCACGGCTAGGACGGACTAATTACCCGTTCCGAAAAGCGTTCCATCCCCGCCTGCCGCTGTTTCTTTTTGGGATGTGTTATTGGGATCGGTATGCACTACTATCAATTCAGCATCGGCGACTACAGAGCCGCCACAGCTCATCTTTCAAACGACGAGGATCTTGCTTATCGCAGGCTTCTCGATATGTACTACGACACCGAACAGAAGATCCCATTGGATACCCAGTGGGTTGCCAGACGTTTGCGAGTCGATACCAAGACGGTTAACGCAGTTCTGTCTGACATGTTTGTCAAACATGATGACGGATGGTTTCATTCTCGTTGCCAAGAAGTTATTGAGCACTATCACGCCATGGCAGAGAAAAACAGGGCTAATGGCAAATTGGGTGGTCGTAGAAAGAACCCAGTGGGTAACCCAATGGGATCCGACTCGGAACCCAGCGCTAAGGCAACTAATAACCAAGAACTATTAACCAATAACCAATCTAAAGTAGCTAACGCTACTCCTGACCTCGGCAAGCCGAAGTCAGTGCCACCTGCACCAATTCAGGAAATAGTTGAGATGTACAACACCATCCTTCCTGAACTGCCACAGACTGTTGTTGTCAACGATTCTCGCAAGAGGGCTATAGCCGCCAGATGGCGTGAGGTTGTCACTGCTGACAAACTTGACAGGCAGGGTGGGTTGGACTTTTTCCGTTGGTACTTTGAGATGGTCAAGACCTCGAAGTTCCTGACAGGCAAATCAAAGGACTGGAAGGCTGACATGGACTTCCTGTTCAACCCAAGCAAGTTTCCCAGAGTCATTGAAGGCACATACCACAAGGAGCAAAAATGAGTTACGCATCAGCCAAACAGCGCTACGCTGAAAAAACAACATTCCCTGAAGATCAGGAAGTCAGTCACAACTGCTTCGCCAATGGTTGCCCCATGGCTGGTGGGATCTCTACTGGTGGCAACTGGGTCTGCGCCTACCACCATCAGGCTACCTCGGACACGTGGCCTCGCGTGACAGAAGCCCTGCGTGACGCCGAGAACGTCCGTGTTGCGATCAACGAAGTCATGAAGATCGACATGATCTCGTGGGGCGCCAGCGTCAATGGTTACCCACCAAAGTGGCAAGAGTTTGCCGCCCTGTTTGACAATGAGCCAGAGCTCCAACCCACCGAGCACGAGAAGATCCGCAAAACAAAGTACGAGTACCGCCTGCGCAACGAGCTGGCTATCCGATCAGGATTGGCAAAGAGGAAATCATGAACCCAAAAGTAGCTGACATGGCATCTAAGGTTGGATTTGATGCCGCTGATTACACATGGTTTGATTTTTCAGAACTTGGTGATCACGCGGACGAAGAGTTAAAAAGCGTTGGGCGCCAATACGGTTGGCACAATCAGATGATGCATCTTGACCAGTTTTTAACTCCATCTGATCACATGGCGGTCATACAACCAGCATGGCCTGACATTGCGTTTACCTACGACAAATACATCAAGTTTGGTGGATACGAGGGAGCCGCTGTCATGCTGTGGACAAACGACGGGTTTGAGTCTCCGTTGGCAATAGTTACGGAGAAGCGGGTTCATGTTGTTGGCGATGAGGGAGACGGAACAAATGTCGTGATCCATCAAAAACTTATGGATGCATCTAAGCGCAACGGCATGACGGAACCTGATGCCATGAAGCTTTACGAGGACGCTTGCATTAGCGCGGTTAACTACGCCTGTTTGATTAACTTGAGAGCACATACCACTGAGCAGGTAGTCACCGCGCACATGGCAAGAGGTATGGAGTTCATCAATCGCAAGCGCAGGGCAAAGCACCAGCCTTTGGTGTACTCGTGGAACACAATTGAATTAAAGCCAGACGCGCAGGTTAAGCAACCGCATAAGGGCGGCACACACGCAAGCCCGGCTCGCCATAAGCGACGCGCCCACATGAGGCGTTTAAGCGCAGGTGGATTTACATGGATACCTGAGATGTGGGTAGGTAGCATTGAGAACGGACTTATCGTGCATGACTACGTGGCTGACCGTGAACTTAAAGGACAAGGATGACCAAGCATGAAGCCCAAAAAATCCTCGATGAAATCCGCAGTGGGTTTGGTGATGCCTACACCGAGGCTTGCGCCATCGAATGTCTCTATCTCACAGGAGACCTTGGAACACATGAAACAATGCGAAGCGCGAGAGTGGATGAAACGGTACGAGAAGAAGGCTATCGAGCTAGGCTCAGGGAGCGCGCAATCATGGTGGCAAAAAGTAAAGAATGACATCGAGAAGCGTCGTGGAACCGATGCTATGAATGACCTAGTAAACCGAATGAAAAAGGAGCGAGAAAATGGCAAAAGTAGAACTCAGTGACTTTCAAAAGAAGTTCTTTGCTCAGGGCACAGGACAGACCTTGTTCACAGCAAAAGAATTTGAAGAGGGGCTGGCGCAGGCTAAGGCTGAGATCATGGCTGTAGCGATACAGACCACGAAGCAAGCCATTGGCATCGAGCGTGAAGCCTGCGCACAGGTTGCCCAACAAGCAGGCTTTGACGAGCTGGCACACGCAATCAGAACGCGGATGCACCGTGCGGATTGAGTTGGACTTTCCGCCTGCGGAACTCTTCCCAAACCGTGCCAAGGGTACGCACTGGGGCAAGCTCTACCAATTACGGTCTGACTACCGTGACAGCAGTACTTGGCTGGCTAAGCACCAGATCAAGGGCTGGAAACATGCAGGTGGAGAACTGAGGCTTACGCTGACGTTTGAGATGCCTGATAAACGAAAGCGCGACGCGGACAATTGCCTTGCCGCGGCAAAGGGAGCGCTGGACGGCTTAGCCGACGCATTGATGGTGAACGACCAACTGTTTCAGCCCATCATGATTTACAGAAAATTTGGAACAAAACCCGGGAAACTCTTAATCGAAATCGAGGAACAAACATGAGCAAGCTTATTGACCCAAACGAAGCCGTGGACTTCATGATCACCAACTCAGCCAAGTACGCCGAGGCAGAGGCAACAAAGGTGTACATGGAGGAGCTACGCAAGACCATCAAAGCCGAAGAGATGAAGAACGCCGAGATCTATGGCAACGGTGAGTACAAGACCGCCGCCATGCAAGAGCGCGAAGCCTACGCCTCCCCACGTTACAGAGAGCACCTAGAAGCCCTTAGACAAGCCGTAGAGGAGCGCGAACGCCTCAGATGGCTCCTCATAGCCTGTCAGGAAAGAATCGCCGTATGGCGCTCTATGGAGGCTTCTAATCGCCACGTTGACAAGGCGACTCTGTGAACAACAACCTCACGTCGAAGGAAAGAGCGTACGTGGGGCTTGTCAAAGAGCTCCCGTGCTCTGTGTGTGATGCACCCCCACCGAGTGACGCACACCACGTCAAACAGCATAGGCAGTACACCTGCGTGGCTTTGTGCAAGGACTGCCACCAAGGGAGTTTCAATGGCTGGCACGGGCAGAGACGCATGTGGTCGGTGATGAAAATGGATGAGCAGGACGCCCTGAACGTCACCATCGAGAGGGTCGTTGCCCTTTTGATGAAAAGGTAGGGTATAAAATAACGAAACCCCAAAGGCAGGCGCGCCTTGTGGGGTTTCTCATCAATTGATATAGAGGTATCGCATGACTGATTTAATTTTAACTCAAAAGCAACTCCAAGAAATTTTGGAGTACGACTCCGTTACTGGTACTTTTTTGTGGCGAAAAAACGGCTATAAAAAAAGAATTAGTAGGGTTGCTGGGTGCGCCATCCCCACTGGTTACATCGTGATAGGCATAAATAAAAAAACATGGATGGCTCACAGATTGGCATGGATTTATGTAAATGGGGACATTCCTTTAAGCAAATTTATTGACCACATCAACAGAGACAGGTCTGACAACAGAATCGACAATCTAAGACTGGTTGACCCTAGTGAAAACTCACAAAACCAAAGCATAAGAAGGCAAACCTTTGAGCCTCGTAGCAGGGATAGGCATTACATAGCCGCCAAAGAAAAAATTGAATTAGCTAAAAAAAATCAAAGCATAGGGAAAACACCTACGAATTCTTTTTAAAAAAGATTCCCAAACCGTTTTAACTTCGTGTTAAGATCCCAATCACTGCAACAAGCAGGTTACATGAAAAAGGAAATTGGAAATGACTACTACTACCGCTCTCAAGATCGTTGACCAACTCGGTTTGATCGAAGACCAAATTGCCGCTTTGCAAGAGCAGGCAGATGACCTCAAAAACCAACTCAAAATGTTGGGTCAAGGTTCTTACGCTGGCACTATGTACGTGACCACCATCAAGCACACACCAGAAAAGAAAACGACAGCATGGTCTGCCGTTGCCAAAGAGCTGAACGCTCCTGCTGAGCTGATTGCTAAGCACACAAAGGTTACCTACAACATCCTCGCCGCCGAAACAAAGGCACTGTCAAACTAATCCCTGCCCTTCGGGGCATTTACTTGAAAGACCATCATGAACTACGACAACATCTACACAGAAGCCCTCAACGCCGCTAAAGCCGCTGAGTCCGCCTTCATGGAAAAACATGGCGAGCCAATGTACTGTGGCTTTGCTTGGGTTGACATTTCAAGTGCACGTATCCCCTTCGTGGGCTGGTGCAAGAAAAACAACGTGGGTCGCAAGCACTGGCAAAAAGGCTGGTGTATTTGGAACCCTGCTGGTAACGGCACACAGTCCATGGACGTCAAAGAAGCTGGCGCCTATGCATTCGCAGAAGTCCTGCGCAAGCATGGCATCTCAGCATACGCTGGCTCAAGAGCAGATTAAGGAGAACACCATGGCAAAGTACTGGAACGAACAAGGCGCCTACCAAGCGCTCGTAACGCCCCTACAGGCGCTTATCCCTGCCATGGGTGAAATACCCCAAGGCAAAAAGCAAAACAAGCACCTAGAGCGTTTTCGCAAGGCGCAGAACTGCTACTACGATCTGTACAACAACGGGCTGATCAACCGAGCCCGTGAGTTCAGCACCCTGTACAAGCTCCCCGGCATCCCGCGGGAGATCCGTGAGCGCAGGCACCTTGGCTCTATGCTCTCGGGATACACCGAGATCTGCGTTGACACTGCGATGGACGACTTCATCATCAAGGCTTACCAAGAACAAATGGCATTAGGGAAAGTCCCTACTGTTGAATCGTTTTAATTTCATGTTAAGATGCAATCACGCCAATAAGGCGGTTACTTGAAGGAAATCAAAATGAACAAATCTTACACAGCATATGTCGCATCTGATCTGTACAACGCAGGTTACGCTTGCGACGGTCGCCCTTTTATTGCCGATAGCTTTTATGTTGTTGTCGAGAACGAAGCTGGTCGTCGTTTCCGTCACGCTGTTACTTTTAACGGCACTCAGCAAGTTTTTTGCGAAGAGACGGGCGACGTTTGCTTCCCAGATCTTCGCGAAGAAGCTTCTGCTAAAGCAGAGCGTTTAGCCGCTCGTGTTAATGCCGCTCTTGCGTCTGGTAAAGCCTTAGCTCCTACATTTTGGGATGAAGTTGATCCAGTTTACGGCTCTGATGAGTATGTAGCTCAAGGCACAGAAGCTAAGCGTGTTTTTGCTGAGAAGCAAGCAGGTTAATCAAAACGGGGGGCTACGGCTCCCCATCAACCCACTTTACTTGAAAGAACCATCATGACAAACGAAATCGAAACATCAATCAACACTGAGGCAGAAATTCGCGTCAGTGCCGACCAATACGACGAGGGCGTATGGCTGTGCCTGCAAGGTCGTCGCTCAATGATGAGCGTCCCACTGACTCGCGCCGAAGCCGAGCAACTGCTGGCTAACCTGCAACTTGTTCTTGCCAAAGAGGTGGCTTGATGTACGACACAACAACATGGAGCCGTGTGGTTCCAGCCAACAAGCCATGGATCTCCATGACGGAAGACCAGCTCTTGAACAACATGCAGAGGATCTGGGACAAGCCACAGAACTGCGCTGTGTCACACCTCAAGGCTGGCATCGCCCAGCTCCAAAGCAGAGGAATCCTGACCGCCGAAGAGGCGCAGGCTTGCCTCAAAGAAACCCTCAATATGAGAGCTAAGGCACAACGAAATGAGCGAAACTAAAATGAGCGATTACATCAAAGGGTTCAACGCAGGTGTTGACTGCGTTTTGACCGAAATCCAGCGCCTTGAGAAAATAGCCCCTATAAACCTCGAACAGCTCCTTAAGCACCTTGACCCTCAACGCGACCAGAAAACGGCTCCAAAGCCCGATAAAGGGGCTCCATGACCATGGCTGTGATCAAGAGCGTACGTGTTGCGCTCCGCGGAATACCTGATGGCATGACCTTAGAGGAGCTGTCAGACTTGTTGAGTAGACCAAAGACCAACGTCAGGAAGGTGTTGAAGAACATGCCAGACGTGTACATTGACAGGTGGGAAGTAGCACCAAGAGGGCAATACAAAGCCGTCTGGTGTGCCGTTATCCCCCCAAATGATTGTCCAAGACCTAAAGGAATGAGCAATGAACGCGATTGAATGGAAAAGCCTTACCGACGAAGAGATTCAGAAAGCTTTAGGCGTAACTGCTGAGAGCTCCAACTGGAACATGATCATGGTGCTCGAGTGGGCAAAGAAGATTGAAGCCGCACTGCTGGAGAAAAACAATGGATGACGACGACGTACAGGATTACGTACGCCCTTGGAAGGGGTTGACGGATGAGGAGCTAACAGACTTGCTCTACAACACAAACCTTGGACAAGCGAGTGCAGTTCTGCAAGCGATTGCCTTGCTGAAGGAGCGCAACTCATGAGCGAAGCAGAACTGAACATTTGGGAGAAGGCGCTAGGCTGGCGCAAAAGGCAGATGATCCAACGCCAGCTTGACCCCATCACAAACAAGATCAGGAACGACACACTCGAAGAGATAGCGCTCGAGTTTGACAAAATGCGCAACGGTGGGGATACCACGGCAAGCTTCGCCGCCTACGTGCGAGGACTCAAGAAATGACCGAAGAGATCTGGGCGCCAGAGTGGATAGAACAAAACCCTGAGCTGGCAAACAAAGCCATCACAGAGCTACAGGTCAAGGTGCAGGAGCTTGAGTCAAAGCTTAAATACGCGACCGTAAAAGCCGCAAAACTGGAAAGCCTCAACAAAGAATACAAGCTCACCATCAAGGACATGGATAGAAGGATCATGAGGGGATTGAAGGACTGATTGCATACAAACACAAAGATCCGTTAAACTTTGCGTTAAAGGAGCTCAGTGATGGCAAAGAAACCAAAAGATCTTTCCAGCGACACAGTCGCCGATGTGACAGGTAAGCCGCAAACAAAGGAGAAGCCAACAATGGGTAGACCTTCCATCTACTCAGATGCATTAGCTATCAAGATCTGTACAAGGCTAGGATTAGGGGAGAGTCTACGTAAGATCTGTAGAGACGATGACATGCCAAGCATGGCTTCAGTGATGACGTGGTTGACCACCAAGGCTGACTTTCTTGAGCAATACACACGCGCTCGTGAAATTCAAGCTGAGACGCAGTTCGATGAAATGATTGACATTGTCGACCAACCGCCAGAGCTGAGCCACGTGACTGACAAGAACGGTGAGCTGGTCGAGGTCAAGTTCGACTCCTCTTACGTCCAGTGGATGAAGCTTCGGATTGACACTCGCAAGTGGACAGCGGCGCGCATGGCGCCTAAAAAGTACAACGAGCGTGTAATGCCTTCTGAGGAGCAGGATGACCGCAACATCATCGACGTAGACGTTAAGGCGAAGATGGATGTGGCGATCAAACGCTTAGAGCTTATTCGGATTGCTGAATGAGCGCGGTCATAGAGCCAGAGATTCTGGAGATCCTGTCTGACAAGGACAACCTGCGCAGGAGCGGCCCCTTCCACGGTTCAGCCTACGCCAAGCGCACGGAATGGCTCTCAGGCGCGTTTAATCATCAGAAGCTACCCCAAGGTACTTGGTGGAGTATCTGGCTCATGCTGGCTGGTCGTGGGGCAGGGAAAACCCGTACTGCGGCTGAACAGATCTGGTGGTGGGCGTGGGAGAACCCCAACACACGCTGGCTGGTTTCCGCCCCTACGTCTATGGACGTCCGCGGCACGTGCTTTGAGGGTGAGTCAGGACTCATGGCTGTGATCCCTTCGATCCTAATCAAAGACTACAACAAAGCCCTGCACGAGATCGTCCTGATCAACGGTAGCCTGATCAAAGGCATCAGCGCCAGCGAGCCTGATCGCTTTCGTGGTGGTCAGTACCATGGCGCATGGCTAGATGAGCTTGCCGCTTGGGATTACCTCGATGAAGCTTGGTACAACATCCAGTTCGCCGTACGACTGAAAAAGGCAGACGGTCGCACCCAAATCATTGCCACGACCACCCCACGTCCCAAAGACCTCATTGTGGAGCTCGTAGGGCGTGAAGGAGACGACGTAGCCCTCACGACGGCATCTACCTACGTCAACCTCGAGAACCTGTCTGCAAGCTTTAAGAAGCAGATCCTGTCCTATGAGGGTACAAAGATTGGCAGGCAGGAGATCCACGCTGAGCTGATCGATGCTGAGGAATCAGGGATCGTTAAGCGCGACATGTTCAAGCTGTGGGCGCCTAACAAGCCGTTCCCCAAGTTCGAGTACATCCTGCAAAGCTACGACTGCGCCAGCTCGGAGAAGACTGTCAACGATCCGACAGCCTCCGTCACGTTCGGTGTGTTCAAGCCGCTGGACGGCCCTATGTCCGCGATGGTGATCGACTGCTGGCAAGACCGCCTGCAATACCCAGACCTACGCCCCAAGGTCATCGAGGAGTACGACGTGGTGTACGGCGAGGGCAAGGACAAGAAGCGCGTAGACCTGATCCTCGTGGAAGACAAGTCCGCAGGCATAGCTCTTATACAAGACTTGCAACGTGGGCACTTGCCAGTGAGGGCGTACAACCCCGGTCGGGCTGACAAGATCCAACGCCTTAACATTGTGTCCAACATCATCGCCGCAGGGCGTGTGTGGATCCCTGAGAGCAGTGTCAGGAAGGGCTACGTCAAGGACTGGGCTGAGGGCTTTGTGTCCCAGATCTGTAGCTTCCCTGACTCAACACACGACGACTTCGTGGACGCCTGCACCCAAGGCTTGCGGTTCCTACGTGATGCTGGTTGGCTGGACATCGACGGAGCACCGCGGGACGACTACGACGAGGACGACTACTTGGACAGCGGTATGGCTAAGAAACGTGAGAACCCGTACTCAGCATGATGGACGAATGGCTACACCCAAGGTATCATTGGGCTAACAGCAACTCAGCGGGATAAGCCATGGCTGACGAAAACAAACCAGCGTTTTACCCACGAGTTGGGAACATCAAGGCTAAGAACTTCAAGCCTGCTCAGCCGATGCCCTTCGTTGATGACGAGAGAGCGATGGACTTGCCACAGTACGGCGACGTTGACCTGAGCGTTCCATCCAAAGAGAACCTAGAGCTAAGCAGGCGCATGGCTGAACGCGACGCCCAACTCAGGCGCCAGCAACAGGCTGACAGATCCCCACTCGAGAAGCTGGCTGGTGGCGTACAGGCTGGACGCTTCCTTGGCTCAGCTCTTACGCAGGGCATCAACTCAATCCCCACGCGCATGTTCAAAGGTGACGAGGCGGCTGACAAGTTCATGCAGGAACGCATCTACAAGCCTGAGCAACCCACGGCTTATGAGTACGCAGGTGACGTAGGCGACTTCCTCGAGAAGCTCGAGACCGAGTACAAGATCCCGCCAGTGCTACCCGAAGCGGTGGCGTTGCAGTTCCTGACAGGCCCAGCCACGTCCCAAGCCATGAGAACGGCAGGCAGGGGCGCAGAGCAGGTCGGTAGGAAGATTGAGAGCGCTATGGAGCCCGTCGTCAAGGGCGCCTTTGAACGTGGTGGCTTACCTCGTGAGATGGTCATGGCGATGGGTGCTAACACACAGTCCAACGTGGTCAAGCCCTACGGTGGCAATTGGCTGGGCGGTGGCGACAAAGATCAGATTAGAACTCCCGAAAGCGACCTTCGCAGGCTGAAGGTAGACACCATGATAGGTCGTGAAGGCGACACCGTTGAAGGCCTTATTACGCAAAAAGATGCTATCAATAAATGGATTGACAGTAACCTAAAGAACTACGTTAAGAAAGAAATGGGTACACGTGACGACCCAATTCGTAAGCTGGCTGAAGAGGGCATCATCCACACCCCGCTTCGCAACGATTTAGACCGCATGGAATACTTGCAAGCCATTCGTAAAGCTGAAGGCTACCCTGCTGAGGGCATGGGCAAGTCTGATCTTGCTAAGCAGTGGGAGAACATATCCGATGATGCAATCAGGGTAACCAAGGCTGGAAAAATACAAGAAGCGGCAACTGTTAATGAAAGGCTTGATGAGGTCAGAGCTGAGATAGCCGATTATCAAAAACAAATTGATGACGACTTTATTAACTTTTTGAAAGGTAAAGGCGGTCTTGACATTAAAGACCGTGAAGTATTTGACAAGATGCCAAGCTTTCAAAAGGCAGAGATTTTGGGTGACACAAAGTTAAAAGATCTGCATCACAAGTCTTATGAATTGATGGCAAGAATACACGGCTTCGAGAAGCGAGCTGGTGAGATCAATCCGTTTGTTGCCAAGCTTGACCCAGAGACAAAACTGTACTCAGGCGGAACTTATGACTTGGGGTTTGATCACGTTGTTGACGTGTTGAAAGAAGACCTAGCCACTGGTCGCATTCGCCCTGAGCAACTGAACAAGGTCAGCATGGAGCAGGCAGTACGCCGCACTTATGAGTACGACCAAGAGCTTGCCAAAAAAATGAACGAGGCTCGTATGACGTCTCGTGCTGAGTTGCCTGTCTACAAAGAATACCCAGAAGGTCTGAAGTGGGTGGAGCTGAATCGACCCGGCGACTTTGCCGCGGAGTCAGACGCCATGGGTCACTCAGTCCGTGGTTACGAGCCACCAGAAGGCAGTTCCGATTGGACTAAGAGTTCAGGTGATAGTGGTTACTCTGGCTACGGGCTTGGTGGATGGAATGCCATCAAGAGAGGCGATGCCAAGGTTTACTCGTTAGTTGACGCTAAAGGCGAACCTCACGTTACGGTTGAAGTAGGTGCATTCAAAGGTCAATTGCGCAACGAAGATTTGTTGCCGTACAAAGAGGCGGCGTTAGAGGAAGCTAAGAAACTGCCAAACGGCTACACAGACTATGATGTCAGGGACATCGAGATCCGTATGGCAAAAGAAAACATGCCTGCGTTTATCAATCAAATTAAAGGTAAGCAGAACGCCAAGCCCAAAGAAGAATACCTGCCATTCGTGCAAGACTTTGTACGTGGTGGCAATTGGTCTGACGTCCGCGACTTCAACAACACCAACTTGATCTCGGCAGATCAGATTAGAAAAGCTGGTTGGGACATGAAAGGTAATAAACAAAAGTACTTTACTTGGCAAGAGTTCGAAGACCTGAAAAACGCTGAGCAAAAGCGAGTAGAAGGCGGTGGCATGAAGGCAGGCGGTAAGGTGTCCATCTCCAACAACCCTGACACCATGATGCTCGAGGTGAACAACCAGAAGATGAAGAACGGCGTCCCTGCTTATGCAGGTGGCAAGCTCATAGTCGGAAAGGGATTGAAGGCGGCTAAGCCTCCAAAGATTGAAGTGCCGAGGCTATCCATGCAGTTTGGCAACGACCTGCCTATCAACATGAACACCGCTGAAGTCGAGAACTTGGCAAGGCGCTTCCCTGAGCCTACGGTTGATCGTGTGAACATGGCGCACAAAGACGTGCTCAAGCGCACACCAGAGCTTCAGGAAGCCGCCGCACGTATTGAGGCTGGTGATATATCAGCCGATGAGTATGCGCGCCTTGTACAGCGTTATAAGCCCGTTACGCCCTATGAGTCAGTCCCAGCGCCAGCCAGCCGTGAGGAGATTCTTGCCGCTCTGTCTAAGACCAGCCGTGAAGCTGAGGGTCTGCCACGCAAGGAGACGTACTTCGGCAAGCCATCCTCGACACTGAAGGAAGGCGACCCTGTTGGTCTGCGCTTAGACATTCCGTCCTACAACCAAGCGAACACTTGGGTCGTTACGGCGCACGGCCCCCGCAAGAGCCCAGTCTCTGGTGGTGCAGGCACACGCATTGGTTACGAGCCTGTTGCCATGGCGACCGACGTTGACTTCAGCGTTAGCCCCAAGGCGGCTCTAGGTATTGCCAAGGGCGCTGAGAAGAACACCATCGCCACCATGGAAGGCAAGTGGAAGCCCACAAGCTCCGACGAGGCGTTTACGTTGGCTAAGCAGTACCTGAAGAACCCAGAGTGGCGTCAGGTTGGCATGGATCCAGAGCGTCACAGCTTCTTCTATGACCGCGAGACCATGGCGCCTGTTGTCAATGCTGAAGAGGTCATCCAGATCGGCCCCCTCGTGCTGGCAAAGAACCCCAAGTTTGGCAAGCTGGAAGACTTCAAGTACGCCAGTGGCGGCTTGGCTCACATGAAGGAGGGCGGCTCTGAGGACGACGCTAAGCCCTACTTCGGTGGAGCTGGCACAAAGAAGTACGCCGCCGCTAAGAAACGCGCCGAGCAGGCTGACGTAAACACACTGAAGGATCCTCGCACCTACGCCGCTGTAGCTGGCTTGATGGGTGAACGTCCAGATGAGATGGGCTTCAGTGTTCTGCACCCTGACTACCAAGCAATTAAAGACGTGGCTGAGCCTGCTTTTGGGCTAGGCATAGCCGCACAAGCCTACCCAATGCTTGGCCCTTTGACCAAGGGGTTGCCTGTTGGGGCTAGCGTTAAGAGCGTGTCGCCCTTAGAGTCGTCAGGCGTTTTTACCAGCGCCATGGCAAAAGCAGATGCCGAGCGCGCACTGCCTTTGGTATTGCCTCGTGCCATGCCAAAATCCTTGGATGAAATCAACTCCCATGCAGAGCGTGTTGCGCGTCAGATGATGGGTGAGCACGTTACCAGTGGAAAAGCTGGCGACACCAAGAACCTTGCGGGTCGATCCATGAAGGAAAGCCAGCGCGTCAAAGCTCTTGATTATGAGCTGACACCTACCAAGGCGGTTCCAGAGTCTCAGGTGTATCAGCCGCAGATTGGCGACATCAATGTGGCGTTGCCGGGTGACTTCACCCTTTCTGACGTTGAGCTAAAGAGCTTGATGGGTGAGGCAATAGGTTCACGCCAAGAGGGCGGCTCACGCTATGGGCTTGGACACATGAAGGCTAAGACGCCTTTGTTTTATGCTTCCAACGAAGTCCCAGCTCAAGCGGTGCAAAACAAAGCGACTGACTTGTCAAACCTGTTTGGTTCTGAGCGCATCATTGGACAACACATGGCGATGGGGCCAATAGCTACAAACTTTGCTCAGCACTTTGCTGATGCCAACTTGCGCTATATCGATTACAGCAAGCTCACGCCTGAGAACATGTATATGTTTGACAAGTTAATGGCTAAGGGCTTTGAGATTACTAAGAAGAACCCTAAGACTGGCGAAATAATTGTCAAAGTTGTGGACTTCCCGCAGTGGCCCGGCATTGCAAACCCGCAAGCCGCCTACAAAGCCATGCAGAAGTACCCAGAGATGCGCAAGTACTTCAACAAGGTCATGCAGACGCCAAGCATCACTGAGCCTTTGAATTTACCTAATGGACTTGATGTTCGCTACGCAATCACCAGCCCAGACTTGCGCGACATGGAAGTGAACCTGACTGGACATGGTGTTGGTCAATTGGTTCCAAATGCACCACTGACTGACACTGCAAAACACAAGACATACAGCAAGGGCATTCCCGGCATGTACTTGGGTCACCAAGAGGTTCTTACACCTTTTGCCATCTCATACCCTGATGCCGCTCAGCACATCATTACGCATCAGCGTCCACAGGACTTCACTGGCACAATTCAAAAGGTGTTCCCACACCAGCGCGTTGACCAGCAGTTTATGGATGAAGTGGGAGCCTATCGCAGACGCATCAAAGAGCTTACTGGTAGAAAGAAGGGCGGAGCCGTCAAGAAAGAAGGCGGAGCAATCCAAAAGCCAGCCGCCAAGATTGATGGCAACGAGTTCGTCCTAGCCGCCCAGAAGTACGGGATCAAGGACAGCATGAACAACCTGAACAAGATCGTAGACCTTGTCAACAAGGGCTTGTCAGTGGATGATGCGGCACGTCAAGTAGCTGACACTGGTATGCATAAAGCCGCTGGTGGAGCAATAAGTGGCGATGATCTGATCCTTGAAGAGAGACCGCTATGACTATCATTGGAGCACTGAGAGCCGCTAAGGCGGGTGAGAAGGTCAGGAAGACTGCACCTTTCTACTCCGCGGTGGATGAGGCGCTTGCTAACTTAAAACGCAACAAAGGTACAGGCGCCGAGTTTTTTTCTGAGCTTAAAAATACAAAAAATATTAAACCTGTTGAGTTGTCTGATCGTAAGCTTGAAGAAGCCTTTAAAGCCAAGGGCAAGATGACCAAGGAAGAGGCTCAGCAAGTCCTAGCTGACAACCCGCCTCCAAAGGTTCAAGAGCGTATTCTTGAAGACATTGATGGCGATGAGCGTAGAAGGCTTCTTGATGACAAGATGGAGATTTATGGGTACGACAACTATCGTGAAGTGCCTCATCGAGTATTGCGTGAATGGAATGCAGAGATTGATGCTGAAGCCGCAAAGTATGCCGACGACGATTACAGAACTCAGGGCGGTAGCAATTACCGCGAGATGCTACTGAAGTTGCCTCAGTCTTATACCGAAAAAGACTTTCATCGTTTGTTGATGCTAGAGGCTGAACAGCGACGTGGTGACCTAACCCCTGCGCAAAGTAAAGAGATGGCAGAATTGCAGGCGAAGAAGCAAACAGCCGCATCCAACTACCAATCTGGTCACTGGGACGATGCCAACGTGCTGGCGCACATGCGTGTGCAGGATAGGTTGATTGCCCAGCCCCCACAGAAGGGCTTCTACGTTGTCAACAAGACGTCTGGTAGACAGTCAGCCATGTTTGACACACCTGAAGAGTTGCAGGCTTATGTTGAGACTTTGCCTGAAAGCATACGCAACAACGTGACCATGGCTCAAGGTGAACGCAAGGTTCCGCCAAGGAAGGTGTTGCAAGTCGAGGAGATCCAATCTGATTGGCATCAAGCTGGACGAAAAAAAGGTTACGCATCTGAGGAAAATCCAATGCGTATGACTGGCGAGGCTATACCTCTTGGCGACAACACCTACGGGGTGAAGTGGCAGGATGGCTCTGTAGATACGCTTGGTTACGGAAAACACCATGCGGAAACAATTGCTCAAGAAGGCAAGCTGACTGGGGTTGTTCCTGACGCTCCTTTCAAAAAGAATTGGCATGAGCTGGCAATGAAGCGTCTGCTGAACTATGCCGCTGAAAAGGGTTATGACGGTATAGCGATAACGCCCGGCGCGGAGCACTTCAAGCGCTACGGTAGTGAGCGCATTGATTGGAAGAAGGGCGATGACGGCTGGATTGTTGGAGCTAAGGAGCAGACTGGCGGACGCCATGAAGGTCGAGACCTTGAAGAGATTGCCCGTGATCGAGGCATCCTGCTTGAGCGAAGCGGTGACCAAGTCAAGTCTAAGGAAGACCTGCACCGCATTGTCAACACAGTATTGAATCGTGAAAACAACCCAGATCAGGTCAACAAGTTAACGAACCGCATTTGGGATCGTATGCAGACTGAAGCTGAAGGTACGTCCCTGCCCCGCAAGGAGGGCATGGAGGGCTTCTACGACAAGATGCTGACCGACTACCTGAATAGCTATGGTAGAGACTACGGCGCTCAAGTTCAGATGCGTCAGGTTGCGGCTACGCCTGAAGCCATGGAGAAGAAGTTCAACCTTAATCCTGACAATTTGCCTGACATGAACGCAGAACAGGCTAGTGACTACAGCAAGATCCTACAAGGGTTTGGCAACACACAACTGTCTGACGTTCACTACTTCCCAATCACTCAACCAATGCGTGAGTCCATCAAGCAGAAGGGTCTACCCCTGTACCAACAGGTTGGCATCCCAACTGCTGGCGCTGGTGCGGCTTCTCAGATGCTTGAGCCTGAAGAAGAGCCGCAGTATGGCACAGGTGGTGCTATTGCCAAGATGGCACTCAAAGCCGCGCCACAGGTTGTCAAGCCAAGCACTCTGACGGAGCTAAAGAAGGTTGTCCAGCAAGAGAAGGGTGGCTACGGCGCAAGGCGTATAGAACGTGCGGCTGACGAAGTCCCTAACCTTGAGAAGCTATACAAAGAGCAAGCGCTCAAAGAAGCTTTTCTTGGCGACAATGCAAAAGCTTTGATGACCATGAACCCTGCGGATTTTGAAAAGTACGCCGCAAAGCTGTTACCGCGAAACGTCTCCGTGCCGGGCGTCATGGGTGACAAGATGCGACAGTCAACCGAAGACTATGTAAAGTATTTACGAGAACTTCCTGAAGGTTTTAACGAGGCGCCGTATCTTCTGATTAACAAAGAAGAGTTTGGTTTACCTTTGATTCCATACGTTACAGGGCACGAAGGTCGCCACCGCAACAGGGCATTGACCACCCAAGGCGAAAAATCAAATTTAGTTCGTTTTGTACCAAGTTTTGAATTGCGTGAGCCATTACCACGCCGCTCACAAGAAGAGTACATTGAAGGTCTAAAGCAAGAGTTGCAAATGACTGGCAACCAAGTTATGCCAGAAAAATACTGGGATGATTCGTTGCCTAAAAATTTATTGATTCAACGCCCACCAATACAACTGCCTGACATCTACGCTAAAGGTGGAGCAGTTAAACCAAAAGTTAAAGACTCGAAAAGCGGCAAGGTTAGAATGACTGAGAACCGCGATACTATGTTCATGGAACTGAGCAACAAGAAGCTCAAAAGGAAATAAGCTATGGCGACACAATTCCCACAAGATCCTAACGCGGGTCGTTTTATCGATGGGTTAAAAGATCAGCAGGTAGAGGCTGACGAAGGCATTGAATACGAGATGCCCCCAGAAGATGCTGAGGTTGAAGAGTTGCCAGACGGCTCTGCCATTGTTCACATGGAGAGCAAGGGGCCCATGGAGGACGAGGACTTCTACGCCAACTTGGCAGAAGAGATCTCCCCCTATGACCTGAACAAGATTGCCCTGCGCTACATGGACTTGGTCGAGAACGACAAGAAGTCTCGAGAGGAGCGCGACAAGAAGTACGAAGAGGGTTTGAAGCGTACAGGCATGGGGAATGATGCCCCGGGCGGTGCTACGTTCATGGGCGCCAGCAAGGTCGTTCACCCTGTCATGGCTGAAGCCTGCGTGGACTTCGCCTCCCGCGCCATCAAAGAGATGTTCCCACCAGACGGCCCCACCCGCACCAAGATTCTTGGCGACGTGGATGAAGCCAAGATCCAGAAGGCTGAGCGCAAGCGCGACTACATGAACTGGCAGTTGACTGAGCAGATCGAAGAGTTCCGCGACGAGCAGGAGCAGATGCTGACTCAGCTCCCCTTGGGCGGTTCACAGTACATGAAGCTGTGGTACGACGACAAGAAGAAGCGTCCCTGCGCCGAGTTCATGCCCATCGACAACATCCTGTTGCCCTTTGCCGCCGCGAACTTCTACACCGCTCAACGTGTCACTGAGATGCAGACCATTACCGAGTGGGAGTTCAAGAATCGCATTCGCTCAGGTCTGTACCGTGACATCGACTTGGTTCGCGTAAGCGCTGAGCCAGAGGAAACCCACTCTGAGAAAGCCAACAACAAGATCGAAGGTCGCAAATGGGACGACAACGAGGATGGTCTGCGTAAGGTCTATCACATCTACACATGGCTCGAGCTAGAGGACGATCCCCTGACCAATGGTGAGTCAGCCCCCTACATCCTAATGGTTGACGAGCACGAGAACGAGTGCGTTGGTCTGTACCGTAACTGGGAAGAGGGTGACGAGACACAGACCAAACTGGATTGGCTGGTCGAGTTCAAGTTCATCCCATGGCGTGGTGCGTACGCTATCGGCTTGCCACAGCTCATTGGTGGCCTCTCCGCGGCTCTTACAGGCTCTCTACGCGCTTTGTTGGACTCTGCCCATATCAACAATGCGGCAACCATGCTAAAGCTCAAGGGAGCGAAGATCTCGGGTCAGTCCCAACAGGTGGACGTGACGCAGGTTTGTGAGATCGAGGGAGCCCCCGGTGTTGACGACATCCGCAAGATTGCCATGCCCATGCCGTTTAACCCACCCTCAGAGGTCTTATTCAAGCTTCTGGGCTGGTTAGACGGTGCGGCTAAGGGGGTAGTGACCACCGCAGAGGAAAAGATCGCTGACGTGAACTCCAACACCCCTGTTGGAACCACCCAAGCTTTGATCGAGCAGGGCGCCGCAGTGTTCTCCGCCATCCACTCACGCCTGCATGACAGCCAAGGTCGCGTCCTCAAGATCCTTGGTCGCCTGAACCGTTGGTACTTGGAAGAGCAACGCAAGGGTGAAGTGGTCGCTGACCTCGATATTCGCAAGGAAGACTTTGCTTCCAACACGGACGTGATCCCTGTTTCTGATCCGCACATCTTCTCTGAGACTCAGCGTATGGCGCAGAGCCAAGCGGTGATGCAGATCATGAAAGAGAACCCAGACCTGTTTAACCGCAAGGTCGTGGTGGAGCGGTTCTTGAAGCAGATCAAGGTGCCCGGGATCAACGAGATCATGAAAGACGTACCTTCTCCTGAGAAGCGTGACTCCGCCAATGAGAACGTCGCCATGATGCTCGGTCAAGCGGCGTTTGCTTACATGGAGCAAGACCACCTGTCTCACATCCAGAGCCACATGGACTTCTACAAAGACCCAATCTTTGGTTCAAACCCCATGGTTCAGCCGATTATTCTGCCCCAGATGGTCGAGCACCTGAAGCAACACATCTCCATGTGGTACTTGAACCGCATGAATGGCTACGTTGTGAAGACCTTGGGTCGCCAAGCTACGGACTACGACAATCCAAAGGTCACTCCAGAGGCGGACAAGCTCATGGCTATTGCCTCACAGCACGTTACCTTGGACACACAGAAGGTATTTGCGCAGGTTGTGCCTGAATTGCAAGCAATGATGCAGACAATGCAGAAGCTCAAGCAGGGTCAGACCCCTCCAATGACACCAGAAGCACAGGTTTTGCTCCAGACAAGCATGGCAGAGACCCAGCGCTTGACTGCAAAAGACCAAGCGGACAACCAATTGGCTGTTCAAAAGCTTCAAAACCAACAACAACTCGACGTTGCCAAGCTCACACAGAGCAAACAGCAGTTCGAGTCGGATCAACAGCTCGAAGTGGCGATGCAAACAGAGAAAAATCTCACACAAGAGCGCATAGAGTCTGCAAGATTGACGCGAGACGCGGCAAAACTGCAACAAGAGCAGGTAAAAACTGCAACCGAGCTTCAACGTGAAGCACAAACCTACTTAGGAGGCTGAAATGGCTACATCTAACCCTTACCACAACGAAGCAGTGCCCATGCACAAGCGTATTGCCGCTGGCGAAAAGCTTGATGGCTCGTCTTTGAAGACCTCTGGCAACACAGCGCCAGCCAAAAAACAAGGAGGCGCCCTATCGCAAGCTAAGAAAAAATAATGTTATTCAATTTGGGTGATCTGATCGGCGCAATCAAGGTGCGTCAAGCTGAAATAGCTTCTTCCCTAGCGGCTGGAAACGTCGCGTCATGGGAGGCGTACCAACGCACGGTCGGCACAAACTTGGGATTGCAGGAAACCCTCGATCTCATTAACAAAATGTTAAAGGACAAAGAAGAAGATGAGCGATAACCCCGAAGTGTTGGAAAACGCTGAAGTGAAGTGGGCATTCCCCGCTGTTAGCCCGGGTGCTAAGCCATTAGGTGGTCGAATTTTGGTGCAATTACGTCGCACAAAACAGAAAACGACAAGCGCAGGGATCATTTTGGTAGAAGAGACCAAAGAGACCGAGAAGTGGAACAACATGGTGGCAAAAGTCATCGAAGTTGGCCCTCTCGCATTCAAAAACCGTGACACCATGCAAGGCTGGCCTGAAGGCTCGTGGTGCGAGGTCGGTGATTACATCCGAGTCCCCAAATGGGGCGGAGATCGTTGGGAAGTTAAGGTTGAAGGACAGGACGATCACGAAGATCCAGCCCTGTTCATGATCCTGAATGACCACGAAATCATTGCCAAAGTCATTGGTGATCCCCTAGCTATGAAAGCATTCTTATGACCACAGAAAACGAACTTGACAAGATTGTTGTCACCGAGGAAGCAGACGGTTCAGCCGTTATTGACCTTCCTGACAGCATTGAATCCCCTGATGAACAGGAAGACGACCGCATGGCGGCTGGCGGCTCTGCTGACCAAGCTGACGACGACGTAATTCCTGAAGACGAGACTGAATACCAACGCGCACGTCGTGAAAAGCGTCGTGCCAAGCGGGATTTGGCTAAGAAGACAGGCGTAGAGAAGGACATGAAACTCCAGCTCTTGGAACGCAAGAACCAAGAATTGATGGAGCGTTTGTCCGTTGTGGAGCGCAAAACCCACTCTGCTGACCTAGCCCGTATCGACAAGGCTATTGAAGACCAAGAACTTCGCTTGCAGTACGCCAAGATGAAGATCTCTGAGGCGGCAAGCGCTTCTGACGGTCACGCCATGGCAGAAGCCCAAGAGATGATGTACGAAGCCCGTCGCCAGATGGAAGCTTTGTCCAACTTCAAGAAGGCGGCTGTAGAGCCTCGCCAGTCCCAAGGAAACGTCCCAGATCCTCGCCTGCAACGCTTGGCGGCGAACTGGATGGAAAAGAATGATTGGTACGACCCGAACGCTCGGGACACCGATTCCAAGATTGCAAAGCAAATTGACGAGACTCTGGTTTCAGAGGGTTGGGATCCAACCTCACCTGATTACTGGAATGAACTCGATAATCGCTTGCATAAGTACTTGCCACACAAGTACAATGACACCACGGACGTACGTTCGTCTACTAAGAGACCAAGGAGTGTTGTAACAAGTTCTGGTCGCGAAAGCGTCAACGGAAGCACCAACAGGAACACATTTGTACTGAAACCAGAACAAGTGCGCGCAATGAAGGATGCTGGCTTTTGGGATGATCCCGATAAGCGATCCAAGATGATTAAGCGATATGCGCAAGAAGCTCGAAACAACTCTTACTAAGGAAACAAGTATGACCGAATCACGTTTGAAAAAATCTCTGAACGCAGGTGGACGCAATGATCGCGCAAGCGAGGACGCCAGTCGCGCCGCTCCAGAAACAAAGTTCGTAAGCTCACAGGAACGTCGAAAGATGTGGAGTGATGAATGGAACCAATCAGCACTGCCAAAAGTACCAGAGATGCCGGGCTGGCACCTCATTTGGCTCTCAACCACCAACGCATACGACACCATTGATAAAAGGGTGCGACTTGGCTACATTCCCGTGAAAGCGGACGAAATGGCTGGGTTCGACAACTACAAAGTCAAAGCTGGCGAACACGTTGGGTACATATCATGCAACGAGATGTTGCTGTTCAAATTGCCCATGGATGTCTACCAAGACGTTATGGCGCAACTGCACTTCGAAGCTCCCCAAGAAGAGGCGGACAAAGTCCGTGTTCAGCTTGAGAACCTTCAAGGTCAGCGTGACAGTAGCGGCAAGTCGCTGGTACGGTTGGAAGGCGAAGGTATGGGTAGGTTTGACCAATCTCAATCTAATCGTGCCCCCATTTTTGAGGGCTAACTTCTAAGGAGTAAGACTATGTCTGCTACAAATGCTCCGTTCGGTTTGCGTCCTGCGTACCACCCCTCTGGGTTGGATCGCGCAACTGCGTTGGCTGACGGTATTCTCTCGACTTATTCGACCGACATCTTGAAGGGTCAGCCCGTCAAGTTGGCTACATCTGGAGTAATCCAAGTTGCCGCCGCTGGTGATGCGTTTGTTGGCGCATTCTCTGGTGTCGAATTCACTGACACAACTGGTCGTCGCCGCGTGTCGAACTACTGGCCTGCCTCCACGGCATACCAGACAGGTTCATGCGTTGCTTACTACTATGATGATCCCAACATCGTTTACGAAATCCAAGCTGATGGTTCATTAGCTCAGACTTCTGTAGGCGCTGAGTCGGATTTGAGTGCGACAACTGCTGGTTCAACGACCACTGGTTTGTCACAGTGCACCATTAGCACCTCGGTTGTTGCCGCTGGTTCTGGTGCTCAAATGCGAATCATCAATCTCGCTCCGTACCCCGGCAATGCTTGGGGAGACTCTTTCACTATCGTTCGCGCAACTGTGGCTAAGCATCAATATGCCCAGATCGCGTCTGGTGGTGGTTACCCCGTAGCTATCTAATAGGAGGACATGAATCATGGCCGCTCCAATGCGCAGTACCGACTTTCGTAGCATCGTCGAACCTATCTTGAATGAATGTTTCGACGGTGTCTACGACCAACGTGCCGATGAATGGTCTCGTGTTTTCACGGAACAAGAAGGCATCCCCCGCAACTACCACGAAGAACCCGTCTTGTACGGTTTCGGCGCGGCACCTCAGTTGCCTGACGGCACTCCTGTGTCGTACCAACAAGGTGGTGTGTTGTTCTTGAAACGCTATGTGTACTCTGTGTACGGCTTGGCATTTGCTTTGACCAAAGTTTTGGTTGAAGACGGTGACCACATCCGTATCGGTCAGGTGTACGCACGTCACTTGGCTCAGTCATTGATTGAGACCAAAGAGACATTGTCTGCTAACGTGTTGAACAACGCCTTCACAGGTGGTGCTACAGCAGGTGGCGACGGCGTTGCTTTGATCAGCACTGCTCACCCAATCGTGAACGGTACATTCAGCAACCAATTGGCTACAGCCGCCAATCTGTCACAGACATCGCTTGAGCAGATGTTGATCCAGATTCGTCAAGCTGTGGACAACAACGGTAAGAAGATTCGCCTTGTGCCCCGCCAATTGGTGGTCGCCCCCGGCAACGTCTTCCAAGCTGAAGTTCTCCTGAAATCCGTCTTGCGCGCAGGTAATGCAAACAACGACATCAACCCTGTCAAGTCCATCGGTTTGTTGGACGAAGGCGCGGCTGTTTTGTCACGTTTGACCAATGCGTCAGCATTCTGGGTACAGACCGACGCTCCTGAAGGCATGAAGCTGATGATGCGTCGTAAGCTCGAGAAGACCATGGAAGGCGACTTCGAAACTGACTCTATGCGCTACAAAGCGACAGAGCGTTACGACGTTGGCTTCACTGATCCTCGTGCGATGTACGGCACTGCTGGCGTCTAAAACCAAGTGGGGGGTTCGCCCCCCGCGCTTTAAGGAGAAAAGACAATGGCACAAACCTATTTTGGTTCTACCCTGCGCGCTGGTTCTGGCACATTGACTGACACCACTGACGGCGGTTTCGTCGTTATGTCTCAGACAACTACTGTCACAACCGCCGCCGCAGGCACCGCTACGAGCGCAACTCTGACTCTCCCTGCTTCCTCACAAATTATCAGCTTTTTTGCCGATATGGTTGTGAACGAAGCAGTGGGTGGCGGTACAGCTACAGCAATTGCAATGACCGTTGGCACAGCCGCCGCAGGCACACAATACGTGTCTTCGACTGATGTGTTTGCTGGTGGTCGCATTGCCCTAACCTTTACAGCCGCTCAGTTGCTCGCAATGAGCGACATTGGTAGCAATACCTCTGTTGTTGTTACGCTTGACCCTGATGGCACGATCAGCACAACTCAAGGCGTTATTCGCCTGACGGTTGTGTATGCTCAGAAAGTTTAAGGAGCACGATCATGGGTCAATTCAAGCCAATGGTCAAAATGGAGACCACAGAGCCTTCTATTGAGTTAAAGCTCAAAAAAGGCGGATCCGTGAAGAAGGCTATGGGTGGCGGCATGATGGGTGCGCCCATGGATGCTTCTATGGCATCTTCAGGCCCTGCTCGCGGTGGCATGATGCCCGTTGCTCGTCCTAAGCGTCCTACTATGGCGGCACGTCGTGCGGCTATGATGGGCATGAAGGGTATGCAAGGCGGCATGAAAGAAGGCGGCGAGTCTAAGGCTACGCACAAGGCTGAAATGTCGAAGATGAAGGGTCTTGAAAAAGAGCTGAAGTCTCACGAAGATAAGCCTGCCAGCAAGGGTCATAAAGGTCTTGCTACTGGTGGCGTCTTGAAGTCGACGAAGCCCGGCAACTACGCCACAGGTGGTGTTGTGAACGGTCAAGGCGGCTACAAAAAGGGCGGTGCTATCGCCAAAAGCGGCGTGATTCCTGAGTCTGTATCTGCCAAAGGCGGAGAAGGCTACAAGAACACCAAGATGGTCACAGCCCATCCTGACAACAACAGCGCCCCCACAGGCGAGGTCAAGTTAGGTAATGGCGGTGGTTACAAAAAAGGCGGTGCAACAAAAAAGCACTACGCTACGGGGGGAGCTGTTAATAACAGCGGTCACGCCGTAGCAATGCCTGCGAAAAAGCCATCTGCTCCTGTCAGCAATGATCGTCAATCTGGCACCTTTAAAAAGGGTGGCAGTGTGACACCAGCCCAGAAGAAAGAGCAATCTGCCTTCAAGGCTGAGAACGCAACAGCGATGAAGCAAGCGAAAGCCCAGAGCAACCTGAAGTATCAAGATGGCGGGAAAGTAACTGACCTATCCAAAGGCGCTTACGACAAATCAATCGGCCCAAGCGAGAGTGATATGGACATGGCTAAAACCATCCGTAGCATTCCTAGCAAGCTGTATGAGGGTGCTAAGAGCCTGTTTACTAGCAAGGACAAGCCTTCTGGCTCTGTCACCAAGACTGAAAAGTCCGTGACAGTAACCCCTGCAAAGAAACGTGGTGGATCAGTAAAGTGCTGAACCTAAGTGGGGGCTTCGGCTCCCACTTTTAATTGGAGATTTAAATGTCAACATTGACGAATGTATTTTCGGAACACAGAGATACAACGGGCGTAATTTACGCTGGTGCAACGAATCTTGCTGGGTATCAGTTATTGACTGGCGGTACTGCTGGTGAAATTGTGTTTCGCGACGGCGGTGCATCTGGCACTGTTCGCTTGAGAGTGAACATCTCTGCTACGCCAACTAATCCCTTTTCGACGCTGTTGCCCGGCAACGGGATCCGCTTCACAACAAACATCCATGTCACCTTGCCTGCTAGTGCGGCTGTGACTATTTTCTGCGGCTAATCATGCCAAGCAAATCCGCCGCCCAACACAAGCTGATGCAAATTGCCGCTCACACAAAGGGTGGCTTTGGTGGTGTCCCTCAGAAGGTCGGCAAAGAGTTTGCCAAGGCTGACAAGGGTAAAGAATTTAAAGAAGGTGGTCTGTATGCCAACATTCATGCAAAACGTGAAAGAATCGCTGAAGGCTCTGGGGAGAAAATGCGCAGAGTTGGTAGCGAAGGTGCGCCAACGGCTAAAGCCTTCAAGCAATCCGCCAGAACAGCCAAAATGAAGGACGGAGGGGTCAGCCTCTCCATTGGTCGCGGTGAGAAGCTACCTGCCGACAAGGGCGCTGGTTTGACAGCCAAAGGTCGTGCCAAGTACAACCGTGAAACAGGATCAAATTTAAAGGCTCCACAACCCCAAGGAGGCTCCCGCAGAGACTCGTTTTGCGCGAGAATGGAGCCTATAGCAGAAAAGAGCGAAAAGGGTAGTCGAGCTCGTGCATCAATGCAACGGTGGAACTGCCCAAGCTGGTAAGGAACAACAATGGCGTACTCGGATACATACGGTCAAACAGTCAATGTCCAAACCCTGATTGATCATGGTGCGAGACGTGCTGGCAAACTCGCAGAAGAGCTGACCTCTGAGCAACTTGTATCCGCTCGTCAGTCACTGAGCTTTTTGCTTCAAAACCTGATCAACATTGGAATACAGTATTTCGCCATCGATAAGATCGTTTTAGGCGTTTCTGCTAACAATTACATATACAACCTACCCGCTGGTGCAAACGACGCTCTAAACGTGCTCTATCGCAAGATGAGCCGCCCTGATTGCAGTTACTCAAGCTCCGCAGGTGGTACGGTTGCCAATGTTGGTGACAACGACGTAGACACGTTTTGCCAACAGACAAGCGCAAACGGCAACATTTCAGCCAATTTTGGGACAAACAATCCTATCTATGCTGGCTCCATCGGTATCTTGCCCTACGTGGCAGGTGGTGGAAGCGCTACGTGGACGCTAACCCTCGAATATTCGACAGACAACAGCACTTGGACGACGCTTGAGAGCCTCGGAACGGTGTCTGTGACGGATAACAAGTGGATTTGGACGGACATAAACCCGGGGCAAGCCGTCCAGTACTACCGCGTTCGTGCCTCTGGTGGTACGACCTTGGCTTTGCGTGAGTTCTACGTTGGAAATAATTCCACTGAGATCACCATGTCTCGCCTAAACCGCGATGACTACACAAACCTGCCAAACAAGAACTTCACAGCGAACCAGCCCTTCCAATTCTGGTTTGATCGCACAATTCCTTTGCCCTCGCTGTACTTGTGGCCCGTCCCTAGTGACCCATTCGTGCAGATCACGGTGTGGTACAGCAAGCAGATCATGGACGTGGGTGCTCTGACTGACGAGCTGTACATTCCAACGCGGTGGTACGAAGCCACCTTGATGATGCTGGCGCACAGGATGAGCCTAGAGTTGCCCGGCGTCGACATGGCGCGCATCCAATACCTTGAAGGCCAAGCCGAGAAGTACCTGAACATGGTTGAGCAGGAAGAGCGTGACAAGTCACCGATCTACTTTGCCCCTAACATCTCGGTGTACACAAGATAATGCCAGTCTTTCTTGACACCCGTGGGAATGCTACTTTATCGATAGCGATCTGTGATCGTTGCAAGATGAAGCGCGACCATGACCAGATGAGACCTGACCCGAACTTCCCCGGTCTCCAAGTCTGTGGGCAAGGCTGTGCCGATGAGAAAGATCCCTATAGACTTCCAGCCCGTAAAACTGAGAGAATAACGATCAGATTCCCACGTCCTGACGTGAGCGTTGCCGCCAATGACAACTTCATTGTTACTACGCAAAACGGTATCACTGGTGGTAGCTTCATCATCTCGACAGAGGGTAACACTCAGGATCCTGAGAACAACGGTAACCTAGACCAACTGAGCCCATAATATGTCCGCACAAGTAACGATTACCCAACTACCAACGGCTGGCGCGATTACGGGCACGGAGCTCGTACCTATTGTCCAAAATGGACAGACCGTACAGACCACGACAAGCGCCATTTCATCTTCGCCAAACCAAACTCAGACGTTCCTTACAAAGAACCAAGAGCCTACACTGGCTAACAGCCGATACCTGTCTACCAACTCAGGCATCACGTTAACTGATGGTGGTGCACAGTCTTTCTATCAAATCTCTCTGTCTGGAGCGGTTTCCCAATTAAATGCGCTTGGTGGTGGCATTGTTGTTAAGGACAGCTCTAGCACCTTGATTAACCGCTCCATAGCCACGTCAGGAGCTGGTTTAAGCGTTTCTAATGCCGATGGTACTGGTGGTAACCCAACGCTTGCCTTGAGTGGCGTAGCGGCTTCTGTAGCGGCTTTGTCTGGCAATGGTATGTTAGCCATGACTGGTGGTGGGACGACAGTGTCTCCACGGATTATGACTGGCGTTGCAAATCAGATCACCATCACAAATGGAGATGGAGCGTCTGGTGCGCCTATCTTTGGGATTGCGGACAACGCCCAGTTCCCCGGGACGGGCGCCGTCACCGTTCCCAACGGCACTACAGCTCAAAAACCTGCTGGTGCTAGTGGTCAGATCCGCTACAACACTGACTCCCAAGTCTTCGAGGGTTATGCAAATGGAGCTTGGAATAGCTTCACTTTGGCTGGTGGTGTTTCTAGCTTCAGCGCTGGTTCTACTGGTTTAGCGCCAGCAACAGCGACAACAGGCGTCGTTGTTTTGTCAGGCACACTAAATGTGTCAAGCGGTGGTACTGGTGCAAACACCCTGACTGGTTACGTCAAGGGTACTGGTACAACCCCAATGACCGCCAGCGCTACGATTCCTAGCACAGACATTACTGGCTTGGGAACAATGTCTACGCAGAATGCCTCTGCTGTTGCAATCACAGGCGGTACAGCCTCTGGTTTGACAATCACTGGTAGCACAATCAACAGCTCTGTAATTGGTGCGAGTAGTGCCGCGGCTGGAACGTTTACCAATGTGGCAATGACCACTGGAACGATCACCACCGCACCTACGACTGGCAATGACATTGTCAACAAAGACTATGCTGATGCTATTGCGTCTGGTATTAACTTCCACCAGTCTTGCCGTTTGGCAACAACTACAGCTCTAGCGGCTAATACGTACAACAACGGAGCTTCTGGTGTTGGTGCAACTTTAACTGCAAATGCAAACGGCGCTTTGAGCGTCGACAGCGTAGCTGTTGTTGTTGGCAATCGTATCTTGGTTAAGAACGAAGTTACGCAGGCAAACAATGGCGTGTACACGGTTACGCAGACTGGATCTGCTGGCGCTCCGTACATCCTTACTCGTGCTTCAGACTTTGATACCGCAGGCACAGGCGTAGACAAGATTGATGCTGGTGACTTCTTCCTGATCACAGCAGGTGCAACACAAGCCAATACGTCTTGGGTACAACAGACTCCACTACCTATTACTGTAGGTACAACAGCGATTGTCTTTGCACAGTTTGGCGCTCCTTTGGTCTATTCAGCAGGCACTGGTTTAACCGAGTCTCCTGCCTATACATTCAACATAGCCAACACTGCTGTGACAGCCGCAACCTACGGTTCTGCCTCGCAAGTACCAGTGTTTGCTGTTAATGCTCAAGGTCAGTTGACTTTGGTCACCAACACATCGATTGCTATCGCGGCTGGTGCTGTATCAGGCTTGGCGGCTTCAGCTACCACTGACACTACCAACGCATCCAATATCAGCTCAGGAACGCTAGGAACAGCTCGTTTGAGCGGCTCTTACACTGGTATCACTGGTGTGGGTACGCTGAGTGCTGGAACATGGAATGGTTCAACAATCGGAGTTGCCTACGGCGGTACAGGTTTAACAGCTACGCCTACCAATGGTCAGTTGGCTATTGGTAACGGAACAGGCTACACCCTAGCTAACCTGACAGCAGGAACAAACGTCAGCATCTCAAATAGTGCTGGTGGTATCACGATCTCTGCGACCCCTTCTTTTGGTGGTACGGTGACAAGTGTGGACATGAGTGTCCCGTCGTTCTTGTCAGTGTCTGGTAACCCCATCACAACTAGCGGTACTTTGGCTGTCACTTATTCTGGTACAGCCCTTCCAGTTGCCAATGGTGGCACGGGCGCTACAACGCTGGCAGGTTATTTGTTCGGTAACGGAACTTCAGCAGTAACAGCTTCGACCACGATCCCTAACACAGCGATCACTGGTCTAGGAACCATGTCCACGCAAAACGCTGGTACTGTAGCTATCACTGGTGGGACGATTAACGGTACATCGATTGGTGCAACAACTACATCAACTGGCGCATTTACAACATTGAATGCCACGACTGGCATCTTCGGCGGAACCTTTTAAGGAATAAACATGGCGGCTTCAGGCTTTACCCCAATATCGCTGTACTACAGCACAACAGCGGCGGCTGTCCCTACTTCTGGCAACCTTGCCAATGGAGAACTCGGCTTAAACATTGCTGACATGAAGCTGTACGCAAAGAACAGCGCAGGTACTGTTACTTTGTTGGCATCTTCAGGCGGTGCGGCTGGTACTGTCTCTAGCGTTGCAGTATCAGGCGGCACAACAGGCTTGACCACATCTGGTGGCCCAATCACCACGTCTGGAACTATCACACTTGCTGGTACATTGGCAACCACTAACGGCGGTACTAACCTAACATCATTCACATCAGGCGGTGTGGTTTACGCCTCAAGTACAAGTGCATTGGCTACTGGCTCTGCGCTTACTTTTGATGGGACTTACTTTGGTGTTGGTTTAGCAAACCCAAGCGGATTTTCATCAACAATTGTTTCTCAACGAACAACTGATGGTTTGACATTTACTGGTGCTCGTTTTGATGGGACAAACAATCCTCGTTTTGAAATTGGTCACGATAACAATGGCACATATTTAAATACGACTTCAAGTGCAGGTGGCTCATCCACTCAGATGAGGTTTAATATTGCCAGCACAGAACAAATGCGCCTAACCTCGACAGGTCTGGGTATTGGGACAAGTTCGCCAGCACAAAAGCTAAGTGTTGTCAGTTCGGCTGGAACGCCAGCTAGTTTTACAAGTACAGGGACTAGTGTCTTTCTTGCATTAGCAAATTCAGGCGCAACCACATTTATAGGCAATGATTCAACAAGTGGCTCATTTGTTATTCAAACCCCTGCAAGCAGTTACAGCACAAAATTCTCAGTTAGTAATGCTGGCGTAGTTTCTGACTCAAACGGAGCCCTCCGAGCCGTCCCACAGTCAGGCTCTTCCAAGACAAGCTCCTACACACTGGCTACCACCGATGTTGGTGAGTACATCTTGCTTGGCGCAAGCGGTGCGATTGTGATTCCTGATGCTACGTTTGCGGCTGGTGACGTTATCACCATCTTTAACAACACCGCC